TATATATAAATATATATATTAATAAAAACAGTAAATTATATAGATAATATAAAGGGCAGTCCGTGTGGGCTGTCTTTTTTATTATACAAAATTAGACACATGGAGGAATAAGACTATGAATATCGGTAACAGAGTATTTGCGGTTCAAGGCTATGCTGTGACGCAGACCTACGCACAGCACGTTGAAGCTGTCAAGAACGGCGGTTATGCACAGGGAGTTGACCTTGTTCCGCAGAAGGACAACAGATACATTCCAAGCAGTATTGTGGCTCATTCGGACGGCACAGTGCTTTATGCCGGCAACGGAGACGGCTATGGCAATGCGGTGTGGATATTACACAATGACAACTATGTGACTGGCTACGGACACATGAGAGAGCTTAGGGTTAAGACAGGCGATGTGGTTAAGCGTGGTGATGTGATTGGTGTTGTCGGCAACACAGGTCATTCAACAGGTATTCATCTTCACTTTGAAGTTCGCAAGTACACGAAGCCTTACAAGGTTGATGCGAGTGATTTTTGGGGAGCTAATTCTTTTATGAGCACTTCCAAGTTTGACTGGGTAGACCCGACACCGTACATCAACGCTAATTTGCCTAATCAGATTGCAAGTGGCGAGGATTACACTAAAAATACCATTCAAAACCGCTTCAAGGTCATGCTTAATGGTGTGCAGAAAGGAGCGTACACCAAGTATGCAGGAGCTTGCAGTCATGCAAAAAGAATAGGTGGTATTGTGGTTGATGGCACGAACAGCAAACAGATTTATCCGACCAATAATGCGACTGTGAAAGAAGATTATAGCAAGAATACTATTCCAAACCGTTTCAAGGTTCAGGTCAACGGTAAACAGGTAGGGGCATACACGAAGTATACCGGAGCGAAGATGGTTGCTAAGCTGAGGAACGGAATTATAATTGACGGAACCAAGGGTGTACAGATATACCCTTAATGCATTAAGACGGTGGCAACAGGCACTCACTTATATAGTGGGTGCTTTTATTATGCCATAGAAAGGCGGCAAAGGTGGCATACGGCGGTTTTTTAGTTAAGGTGGGAGAATATATCGTCCCACAGAAATTCATCAAAGCTGACACATATAAGCCTTATGTGAATATGCAGGACATAGACGATTACACGGACGCTAACGGTTATTTACACCGCAATGCGGCTGAGCTTAAAGCGGTGAAGATTGAGTTTGACGTGCGTGCCATGCTAACAGGCAGTGAACTGGAAGAGCTTATGTCTAATATCCGCAATAATTACAAAAGTGCAAGAGGCAGGGAGTGTATCATTACCGCCTTTATTCCTGAGTACAACGACTATGTGACGCAAAAGGGCTATCTTGCTGACTTCCAGCCACAGATATACGGCACATACGGTGGAGAGATACATTACAGTTCATTCAGAATGTCATTTATTGGGGGTGTATACAATGGTTGATTACAGTTTACAGAATTTGTTTTACGCCCCTAACGTAGATAAGCAGCTCATTATTGCAACAGATGACGGCTCCGTGACAATTACCAACACGGAGCTGCATCAAGAGAGCTTTGAACTGACAGAGAGTCTGTGTTCCGAGAGCGAGTTGACATTCGGAGCGTGCGAAGCGGCGGCGGTCAAGTTTACAATTTCAAATGTGTTTACATCGCTAAAGGATAAGTGGATAACCGTCAAGATGGTGCTTGATGGCAACAGCTCTAATCCGTTCATATTCGGACGTTACAAGGTTGTATCGGATAAACCGACAGCTGATAGAACGAAGCGTGAAATTGAAGCTTACGATGCGTTATACGATGTAATTAACGCTGATGTTGTCGGTTGGTATAACGGAATATTGCCAAACACAGAAACTTATGTAACATTAAAGCAATTCCGAGATAGCTTTTTCAGCCATGTTGGCATTACACAAAAAGGCATAACGCTTGCCAACGATGATATGACAACAAGCAGAACTGTTGATGCGGATGAATTGAGTGGTAGTCAAGTGCTCAATGCAATATGTGAGATTAATGGTTGCTTAGGGCGAATAGGGCGTACAGGACAGTTTGAGTTCACGTATTTAGAAAGCACATCACCAATAACTATCAGCAAAAATCATTATATCAGTGCTGATTATCAAGACTACATGGTGTCACAGATTGACAAGCTGCAGATAAGACAGGATGAGGACGATATAGGTTCGATTGTTGGCACAGGCAGTAATACCTATGTGATTGAGAATAACTTTCTTGTGTATGGCAAGGATGCGGCACAGCTAAAAACTATTGCAACTAATGTGTTCAATCGCATTAAGGGTATTACATATCGCCCGGCGGAAATATCAAGCGCAGGAAACCCATGTATTGAAGTCGGCGACGCAATCAAACTGTCAACTAAGTATGCAGAACTAACGACTTATGTCTTAGAACGCTCCCTGAAAGGCGTACAAGCCCTTACGGACAGTTTTACGGCACAGGGCGAACAATTACGCACCACACAAATAAACAGCTCTAATAAGTCAATTACGCAACTCAAAGGCAGAGTGAACCGGTTGACCCGCAATGTAGACCAAAACAAAGCGGAAATATTGAATGTTGAAGAAGGATTAAAGAACGAGATAACGCAGACTGCATCGGAACTAGAAATTAAGATACAAAGTTTGCAGTCGCAGATAGACGGTGAAATAACGGTAATCAACGGACATGGAGTACCGACGCTTCGTAATTACCCTGCATACAACTGGACAGCAAGCCCTAAGACGGGCGATATTCTTGTTGAGGGACTAAGATTCACCTATTCGGACGAAGTGTATCGTAAACATCAGCGAACTTTATTTTTCGATGAGGATAGCATAATGACTTATCGTTTTATCAAAAAAGATAATGTGTGGACGTGGGAACCGATAGCTGACACTGAATATTCAGTGATTCAAAAGCAGATAGCAGACTTAAACGTAACTGCACAGGGGATTACTCAGAGCGTTGAGCAGTTGTCAACCAAGGTAACGAATGATTATATCACACAGATTGATGCCAAGGCACTTGTGTCTACCACAGCAGACGGAATCAAGGAAGATATATCTAAGACATACACCACTAGGGATTACGTCAACACATTGAGCGCAGAGTTTAACAGGACAGCAGAAGGGCTTACCGCACAGATAAGTGAAGTGAATAAAGCACTTGACGGCGCAAATGAGGTCTACACCATACAGGGAACACCAACCTTGCTAAATTATCCTGCATATAACTGGACAGCAGGACCGGTGGTTGGTGATAAGCTTACGCAAGGATTGCGGTTTACTTATTCAGATGCAAGCTATAAGAAGCACAACAGAGCACTTGTATATGACGAGATTGCCGGCAAGACATATAGATTCATCAAGAATGGCGATACGTGGGAATTCTCCGATGTTGGCGATACTGAGTTTTCATGGGTCAACAAGAAGCTCGCCGAATACAAAGTGACGGTTGATGGCATATCTGCTGACCTGTCAAAGTTTGAGACAAAGGTTGGAGCGGACTACATCACAAAAGTTGATGCGCAGGCAAGCATTAAGTTCTCCATTGATGGTTTATCGAGAGAGTTCAGCAAAACTTACGCAACACAGAAAGCCCTTAATGACTATTCAACCACTACACAGATGAATGCCGCGATAGCCGAAAGCGCAGAAGGCATTAAAATTGAAATCAGTAAGAACTATGCGACAAAAGAAACTGTGGATGATATGAAGGTCACATTGAATGCCACAGCAGAAGGGCTGAACGCAAAAGTCGAAAAGAAAGAACTGATAACAGAAATCAATGCAAGTGCCGAGCAAGTCAAAATAGCATCCAGCAAGCTTGACTTGCAAGGCTTGGTTACAATTTCTTCTTTAAAAGAAAGCGGACAGACCATAATCAATGCTGATAATATTAGCACTGGAACAATCAGGGCACTGAAAATCGAAAGCTGCACTATAACAGGTAGCGCGGTTGCGTTTGCCAATGATTCCGGTGGGTGGAATACAGTGTTAAATTCAGAAGGAATGTGGATAATAGGCAGTGGTACATTGACTGAGCCGGATTTTCAGGTTGATAAATGGGGTTTTCTGCGTCTTGGAGGAAGAGTAAAAATGAACCCAGCAGGGGTATGGTGGACAGATAATATAGGAACAGAACATTTTAAATCATGGTCTGAAGTTATGGGATTTTAAATTACAAGGAGGAGCAATGGGAAATTACGATATCAGGATGTTTCGAAATTCATTAAGTTCATACATTAAGAAGTCACCGATAGAACCGGAGGTTAAGCTTCTGGTTCTAAGGGATTTAACCGCGCAGACAGAGAAAGACGCAGATGAGATGGTTGTCCGCGAGGCGTCTGAACTGAAAAAGGCTGAACAGCTCAAGAAAAATGCCGTTGATAAGGCAACAGAGAAGAAAGAAAGCGAGGTATAAACTATGGCAGTAGAATATAATCAGCATACATGGGGGTACGGCGAGGAGCTTACGCCAGATAAATTTAATAATATTGAGGGCGGTGTTAAGGCAAATGCGGATGCAATTAATGAGGTAAATAATAATTTAGCCCGTTCCAGACTTGCTCAAATGCGTTTTCAAACCAAAAGGCGTACAGATGGTAACGAGGTAGCTGAATTTAACAGTATTGATACTACACAATACATAGCTTTTGTGCTAACTAATACGGGGGATATATTGCTCCCCAAGAAAATACTTAGCGATTCAAGTTTTGCATTCGACTGGAGTGAGGATAAAGGTAATATTGGCTTGGTTATTGTTGCAGAATATTAGCAATGTAGTAGGATAATGTTGACAATCAGGGGGTATCCACAATTAATGTATCAATACATATTCCAGTACAATGATCAGACCAATCTTGTGTGATTATTCCTTGATTCACCAGACAGTAAGCTGGCATCCAATTATCATTAAGTCTAATCATACATGGAATTTTTTTGGTTATATGTTGTGGCAAGTAAGCAATATCTGTTCCGATGGGACATTCTATATCATAATATAGGGCGAGTGTAACGTGTATAGTGTTAATAGATATACGTTCATAACTATTGATATAACAAGTGTATTGCGACGTTAAAGCCTTGGACATCGGAACTTCGTGAATATCCGATACAATTAATCCTGATAAATTATTATTTACATGGCTACGGCATCACACCGTAGCCACATACTTCTCAAAGATAGTTCACGTATGCTCCTCACTTATGTAACTGTAATGTTTATCAGTGCAAACACTTGGCTTATCCGTGGCAAAACCTCCGTATTCTGTGTTTTTTTGTCGGATTTTGGTTACCGATTGTTCAGATTTCAATACAACAAAGTGCTATTATGGACTTGTCCGATAAGGACAGGTTCAAGCTTTGGCAAGCAAGGGGCAGTGTTGATTGGCGTTGGCATTGTTCCTTGCAAGTGGGGGTTATTGGTTGTTGACATTAGCGAACAAATGTTCTATAATTGGGACATCGCTACTGGAAAACGTGTGGTTGTAAAGGGGAAATGCAAAACATGAAAAAAGATGTGAATTACTACCGAAGAAAAATAATTGCCTTAATTAATAAAACGGATGATTTGTGGATATTGGAGCATATCCTAAAATTTATTCAAGGAATGACAAAGGAGAGGGAATAACCCTCTCCTCTTTTACTCATCTAACAGTTTCTTTGCTATTTCAGCAAGATTTTCCCAGTCTTTGACGGTTAGCCTTGTTAAGGCTGATACAAATTTTTTCTGGAAATTGTCATCTTTTAAAGCCATCGTCTCAGTGACAAAAGCTCCGATTTCCTGCTCTTTGGTTCTTGATTTGAACATTTCCCCGATGCCATTCCGAAGCCATTCTTCATTGACATTAAATTCTTTACATATCAATGCTATAGCTGAATCACTAGGAATACTTCTACCCATTTCGTATGTTGCAACAGTGTTTCTTTTCACTTTTATTTTGTCAGCAAATTCTTGTTGCGTCAAATTCAGAGCATTTCTTATCTTCCTAATACGCTCATTCATTTATTTTCACACCTCCTTCCTGCAAATTTATATTATCACGCCTTGTTGAAAAAATCAACAAAAATATGTTGACAAATGTTTTTTAATGACATATAATTGTTTTACAATCAACAGAAAAGAGGTGAGAACATGAACGAACTTGTACATTTAGAAAATGATGAAGCTGTATGCAGTAGTTTGGAGGTTGCTGAAAAATTTGGCAAAAGACATGATTTGGTTTTAAGAGATATTGATAAGCTAATATCTGACTCCTCAAAATGGTGGAGCGAAAATAAAACTGACTCCTCAAAATTGAGGAGTGAAATGTTTAAAGAAACTACATACAAAAATAGCCGCGGAAAAATCTACAGATGTTTTGAAATGAATAGGGACGGTTTTTCGTTGCTTTGTATGGGTTTCACAGGGAAAGAAGCGTTAGATTGGAAACTTAAATACATAAACGCTTTTAATCAGATGGAGAATTACATTAGAGAAAAACAGTCGCAGTCTTGGATTGAAACAAGAGCAGTCGGTAAGCTGTCAAGAAAAGCTGAAGCAGATGTATTAAAGCAGTTAGTTGAATATGCCAAACAGCAAGGAAGTGAACACGCTGATATGCTGTATATGACATATTCAAAACTGGCAAATAAAACTGTCGGCGTGGCTGATAGAGATACCGCAACTGCTAAACAACTGATGAACTTATCCGTCACAGAAAATATCATATTGAAAGTAGTTGAAGAAGGTATCAGCCAACAGCTCCATTATAAAGAGATTTACAAGAATTGTAAAGACCGATTGGCGATAGTCAATCAGTTAGCGTATTTGACAGTATGAAAGGAAGTGAGCTTTTGAAAAAAATGACATACCGACAGAAACGAGATTTACTCAATAAGTTCGAACCGTTCATAATCGGTGCAGTTCAACTCATAAGTGCTTTGGCTGGTGCTGCTACTGGAATAGCTATCTGCTACTTTTTCTAAATGATATGTAGCCGTGGCGGTTACAAGAGCCACAATAAAAGGGATTAGGATATTTCTTAAAAATTCGAGAAAAACATATTCTTTATAGTGTTTTCCTTTAACAGATAAAACATAAGAAAACACCGTTCTATCATTGGAAACATCTACGTTTCTGAAAAAGCCTAATTCTTTTAAATCTAAAAAAGCTTGGTAAATATCTTCACCGGAATATTTACCGAATTTTGAAAGTTCAATGGAGCCAACCATATTTGAAGATACTTTTTTCAAAATAGTTCTTTCAATTTTTAAAAGCATAATAATACCTCCGGTTTTTAAAACATTATATCACAGAAGGGAAGTGAATTGAATGAGTGAGCAGGAAAAAGAGATTATTCGTAAGCTGTCCGACACAATCCCTAAGCTTGACGATAACAAGAAGAACTACATTCTTGGTGTAGCCGAGGGAATGGCAATAGCTAGAGAAGCAGAGAAAAGCGAAAACAGCAGAAAGGAGTAAGACTTGAACGAAGTTAAGACAGTAGAAACAAGAACGCCGATTGAGATTGCCCTTGACATTGACAGCGAGGGCATGACAACGGCGAGAAAGCTTTATGAGTTTTTAGAGCTTGCGCCACAGCATTATGCAAGGTGGTGTAAGTCAAATATTACCGAGAACGAGTTTGCAGAGGAAAATGTTGATTATTGGGCATTCACCATTAATGGGGAATGGGGTGGACAGGCTACGACAGATTACAAGCTCACAGCTCACTTCGCCAAGAAGTTATCCGTCAAGGGTAACGGCGAGAAAGCAGAACAGGCAAGGGAATATTTTACGGCGGTTGAGGAGAAAGTCAAGCAGACCGCTATTGACCGCTCACAGTTATCACCACAGTTGCAGCTTATGAACATGCTTGTTGAGAGCATGAACAAGGCGGAGCTTGAACAGAAACGACAGGCACAGCAGATTGAGCAGGTGCAGACAACAGTTGACAACATGAAGGAAATCTTCACACAGCCTATTGGGGACTGGCGGAATGAAATCAATGCACGGATAAGGGAAATCTCAATCAAGAACGGTATTGACTATCAGACACTTTACAACGAACTTTACGGACGGCTTGAAACGATAGCCCATTGTAGCTTACAGCGGTTACAGGACAACAAGAGGTCACGCATGGAAAAGGCAGGTAACACCAAGACGGCAATAAGAGAGGCGACCACGAAGATTGCAATTATCTACGAGAAGCCACAGCTTAAAGCAATATTTGAGGACGTTGTTCGGCGGTATGCGATGGCTTATGCATAAGGAGGTACAATGTCAATTCTATACTTATTGATGGTGCTGATACAGATAGCAACGGCAGTGCCAAACAGCATAGAGAAGTCTACGGACTATACAAGTGCCATGTCGGGTTCATATAAGGAAATATCGGACGAATGGCAGTTGTTCACCATAACTGCCTACTGTGGTTGTGAGAAATGTTGCGGTAAGACCGACAGGATAACGGCAACAGGTACATACGCTGTTGAGGGTGTTACCATAGCGGTTGACCCTACGGTTATTCCTTACGGCTCACTGGTTGACATTGAGGGTATCGGGACATTCGTTGCTGAGGACTGCGGCGGTGCTATCAATGGCAACAAGATTGACATTTACTTTGAACGGCATGAGGACGCTTTAAGGTTTGGAGTTTGGAAAGATTGGAGAGTGAGGATAAGAGAGTGAAACAGCCAAAGAAATTGACGTGCAAGCAGAAAGGCATTGTGTCGTCGTACAGGCTTAATGCAAATGACTGGATGCTTGAAAGGGAAACGGAGTTTTATTTGTATCTTGTGAGCAAGGACGGAGCCAAGAAGAAAATCATAGACAAATTTAAAAGGAGGTAAAACGTGATGGTTATTACAGATTTAAACGCATTAGCAGCAAGAGAGCTGGCTATTGTATGCGAAGCAGAGAAAATGGGAGTGATTATTGAGGACGGCAAGATTACAGGAGCCGTGAGCGAGGAGGAATAAGAAAATGGAGATTAAGCTACTGGGAATGAGGTTAGAGAACTTCATGTGTTATGTTGACACAGAGTTCAGTTTCTTTCAGTTAACAAAGATACTTGCCGAGAACGGCAGGGGCAAGTCAAGCATTGTAACGGCTTTTAACTGGGTATTGTTTAACTGCGACTATGAGCTTAGGGATAACCCACAGGTAAGACATGTCGTTGATGGTAAGTCGGTTGATGATATGGACACGGCGGTAACGCTTGTACTTGATGTTGACGGGAAAGAAATCACTATGAAGAAAGTGCAGAAGCGTACTTACAGCAAAGATGGCAGCAGTTATAAGGATGATAACAAGTATTTCATTAACGATGTGCCTAAGACATTAAAGGATTTCAACGCATATCTTGATGTTGATATGAATGTATTTAAGATGTGCAGTAACATCAACGCATTTCTTAATCAGAAGCCAGCTGAAATGCGTGAATACCTATTCGGGCTTGTAAGTGATGTTACAGACCTTGATATTGCTTCACAGAAAGCTGAATTAGCCGAGTTAGTTCCTTTACTTAATAAGTATACAGTTGAAGAATTATCCGCTATGAATAAGGCTACCAAGACCAAAATTACAAAGGATTTGCCTATTCTTGACGGGCAGATTAAGGAAAAGGAAAGAGATATACAGATTAAGCAGGACACAGATGTATCTGACCTTGAATTACAGAAGAACAGCATTAAAGAGCAGATTGCTGGTTGCGTGGCAAAGCAGACCGACAATGACAAGCTGATGGCTGAATATGACAAGGCTAGTTCAGATATTCTCAACTTGAAGTTTGAACTTAACGATATGACTCGCAAGGCTAACGAGGACAATATTAAGGCTAGGAGAGAGATTGAGGACAAGATTTCTGATAAGCAGTTTCTTGTTAGGCAGACAGAAAAGACTATCAGCGAGACAGAGAAGTGCATTGAACTGTCCAAGAAAACCATTGAGAGTATAACCGACTATCTCAATGTAGAGCGTAAGAAGTGGACTGAGGAGAATAACCGCCAGTTTGACGAAAACAGTCTTATCTGCCCTTATTGTGGCAGTGAATACGGTGAGAACAAGAAAGAACAGCTAAGAGCCGACTTCAAGCAGCACAAGGCGGACACGTTAAAGGCTATCACCGATAACGGAAACCTTTACGCAGACAGATTGAGCAAGGAGAAGAAAACACTTGCAGACCTCGAAGCAGAGTTGCCGGAGCACAAGGAAAGCCTTGAAATACTGAATACAGCTATCGAAGTTTTCACAGAGCAGTTATCGGAGTTACCACAGGAAACTGATGTAACAGCCACAGAGGAATACAAGGCATTGGAACAGCAGATAGCTGAAAAGGAAGAAGCTATGCACAAGGCTAATGACATATCGGCAGTTAAGGCTGAATTAAAGGCACAGGAAAGTGAGCTTAGGCAGCAGTTGTCCGATTGCGAAGCCAAGATTGCGGCAAGCAATACCGCAATGGAAGAAGAAAGGCTAGAAGAGCTACGCAACCGGCAGAGAGATATGGAACAGAGCAAGACTAATGCCGAGAAAATCCTTGATTTACTTGACGAACTGGATAGGGCAAAGAATGAAGCCTTGACAGAAGCAGTAAACAGCCATTTTGGGTTAGTTAAGTGGCAGTTGTTTGAATATGCTAAGAACGGCAATTACAAGAGTTGTTGCATACCTACTGTTGACGGAAAGAGCATTTTAACAACTATGAGCAACAAGGGCAACAGGATTCTTGGAAGAGTTGACATTTGCAATAGCATTCAGAAGATTAGCGGCATTACTTGCCCAGTATGGCTTGATGATGCGGAGAGCCTTGATGAGAGCAATCAGAGCAAGGTTGCACAGATGGTTGACGGACAGGCAATTATGCTTATTGTGGACAGCAAATATAAGAATTTAGAGATTATGGAGGGATAGCAAGAATGAGTAAGGCATTAGATATGGCAAGAGAGCTTGTCAAGCAGTTAGAAGAAGCTGAAAAAGCTAACAAGGTACAGTTATCAGAGCTTAAACCGGGTGAGGTATTCAAGATAGGAGAGCATGATTTTATTGTTCTTGAACAGAAGAATGGAGCTACAAAGGTAATATCTAAGAACTTCATGGCGGAGGATGCTGTTTTTGACGAAGATACGAGAGATTACAACAAATCCAATCTTAAGAAAGTCATTGAGAACGAAATACAGCCTATTATTGAAGCTAAATTAGGAGCAGATAATCTTGTCGAGCATATTGTTGATTTAACTTCGGTTGATATGCAGCATGAGTTTGAGCCTTGCACTTGCAAGGTAAGACCTATCACGTTTGATGAAGCAAGGCAGTACAATGATTTACTTGTTAATAAGGAATTAGGCGATGGGTGGTGGACTTGTACGCCTTGGTCTACGGCTGAAAGAGGTTGGACATACGCAATAGCCGTTGTTTATTCATCTGGTGATTTAAGCAACCACAGCTATGATGTCTTCAACGGCGTTCGTCCAGTTTGTATCTTAAAATCTAATATCTTTGTATCGAGAGGAGAATGACAATTATGGCTGCATTAACAATGAAGATGTTACAGGAGCAGATAACCGAATTAAGCAATAAGATAGCTGTGCTTGAAGGTAATGTGAATATTGAGGCTAAGGTAAGAAAGTGGTTTGCAAACTTAAAGGTCGGAGATACATTTGAGCTTGCAGGGCTTACTTGGAAGATACTTGATATTCCTGCCGAGGGTTATATGTGCCTTGCGGACAGGCTTACAGACAAGATGATGTTCGACGAGACTTCTAATGACTGGCTCCGAAGCCGGTTAAGAGAATATCTTAATACGGAATTAATTGAGGAGATTGCTGATGAGATAGGAGAAGAGAATATTGTCTCATTTAAGCGAGATTTGCTTTCGCTTGATGGACAGACTGAGTACGGCGAATGCGAGGACAAGGTATCACTTCTCACGGTTGACGAATACCGCAAGTACAGAAACCTTATACCTAACACAGATGATTGGTGGTGGCTTGTTACTCCATGGAGTACGTCATACAACAATTACGAGACAGCTATTGTTGTTCTTCCGTCCGGCTGTATCTGTGCTGGTGGTTGCAGTGGCAGCGTCAGTGTTCGCCCGGTTTGTATTTTTTCCTCTTCAATCTTTGAATCAGAGGAATAATAAAACATTAAAGTAAATCAATTAGAAAGGCAGGAACAATTATGGCAGAGAATACAGCAGTTGCAGAGAAGAAAGCTTTTACCACTTCGTTGAGTGAATGGAGCAATGCAATTACAGGTCTTATCATTGATGATTACAAGGCTTGCGGAATGGATATGGACGATTACGCCAAGGAATGTGCCATGGAAGCCATGACAAGCATTTTCAGCCTTGTTAAAAGCAACCCTAAGGTTAATATGGGTAGCCTTGACACAAGCAATTTAAGGGGCATTGTGAAGCGTTGCGCAAGCCTTAAACTTAACGCAAGTGCGTACCCGAGAGAATGTTACTTCCAGTTGCGGAATGTGAACATCGGGAAAGACGCCGACGGAAAAGAAATTTGGCAGCAGCAGGTCGAAATGGGTATTGAAGGTAATGGTTATGATTCCTTACTTGCTAATTACGGAAAAGATGTTAAGCAGGTATATCCATATTGGGTGATTAAAGAGGGTGACAAGTACATACCGCCTAAGCATAAAGGGCTTACAGTTACAGAACCCGAATGGGAGGAGAACGGTTTATCGGATAAGGCAGTAAGAGTTGTATATCCTGTTAAGCTGTTAGACGGAACAGTAACATATCTTTCTGCTGATAGAGATAGCGTTAAGGTTAATCTGTTGGCTCATGTTAAGCAGAATATGATGAATGAAACATTTGGGTTAATTACCGGAACTAAAAAGCAGTATAACAAGGAAGTTGCAAGAACACGTTACGATGCTACACCGGAAGAGAAAGCGAAAATAAAGGAAAAGAAAGAGGAAGTCCTCAATGCTTTAAGAAGCTGTAAAACAGTGGATGAAATGCTTGAGTGTGAGCTTGCAAGACCATTTATTAGTGGTGCGTGGCTTGATACCCCTGAGAGCATGATACAGAGAAAAATGTGTAACAATGCAACAAGGAAATACCCTAAGAATTATGACCCAATGGCACGACAAGCGCAGGTTGAGATGGACGAGGTATATCAAGTTGCACAGGCTGAAATTGCCGAAAATGCTAATACTGTTGAGTTTATAGAAGATAAGGCTGATGTAGTTGACGCTACGGCAACAGAAGTAACCGAAAAACAGGCAGAAGATAGCACATTGCCACCATTTATGCAGGCAGAATAGGAGATTAGATATGACAGTATATGAGTTAATTCAGGAATTAAGTCAGTACAATGCAGATACAGAAGTTAAGTTTCACTGTGAAGCTGAATATGACACTGACGTTGAAGCAGAATTTGACAGAGAGAATGAAAACGACACGCAGGAAGTGACAGTTACAGCAAGTTTTGACGATGATGTAGATTTTGATGATATTGACGATTATGAGCCGATACGCAAGAGAACTTGGCAGAAAGGCCCATTCATTGTTATTAATTTATCTTATTAAGGAGAGCTGATATGAGAGTAATTTCACAGACAGGAAAAACAGATGTTCCTTATGAAAACTTTGTTTTTTCAATATTAAATAGTAGTGGTGGAAATTACGGAATTGTTGCAGTTAAAAATGTCGCAGAACCGCCGGAAGTGTTTCTGAACAGTCTTATTGCAACTTATTCCACCGAAGAAAAGGCAATTAAGGCTATGGAAATGCTTAGAAAAGTGTATGAAAATAATGTGTTTTATCATTGCACAGCCGGTTCAAAGTGCTTTGAAGAAGTGCAGAGTATTTTGAGTGAGGAACAATTTCGGAAAGCTACAACAGAGTACTTTCAGTTCCCACAGGATGATGAAATCGAGGTGTGAGTATGTCAGTTGAAAAAATCTGCAAATGCGATAGATGTGGAAAGCCTTTTGACTACAGTTTGTCTAAATTGGCTGGATATTTTAAATATGGTATCAAAAAAGAAAATCGACTGCACTTTCATTCAATGTTTTATGGCAATCCAGATGGCTATTCATATGTAGATTATAGATATGACCTTTGTGCTGATTGTACAGAAAAATTATTATTGTTTTTGCGAAGTAGCGAGTAAAGGAGAAGATGTAAATGCACTTAAAATGCTTAGGCTCATCGTCAGCCGGAAATTGCTATCTGCTAACTTCCAACAGTGGAGAAACGCTTATCCTTGATTGTGGAATACCGATTAAGGATATCAAAAAAGGCTTGAACTGGAACATTAAAGATGTTGTGGGTGTGTTATGCACCCACCGGCATCTTGACCATAGCAAGTCATTAGACGATTTAAAAAAAATGTCAATACCGGTATTCGCACCATACCAGAGAATCTATAACAAGAAGAATTATGGCGGATTCACAATTTATCCGTTTCCACTACAGACATTGGACGGAAATTGGACACACACAGACGCAAATGGCGAACCTTGCCCGATATATGGTTTTCTGATTACACACAAGGAAATAGGGAGAATGCTTTACATAACCGATTGTGAACTAATCAAGTGGAGATTTAAAGACATAAACCACATTCTCTTGGGCGTGAACTATGACAAGGATTTAATCGACAGGGATAACACAGGCAAAGCTAATCATGTTTTCAGAGGTCACTTAAGCATTGACACGGCTTGTGATTTTGTTAAGGCAAATTATTCAGATAGCTTGCAGAATGTCATAATGTGCCATTTATCGAGCGAAAATTCTGATAGTGATAGTTTCATCGAGAAGATGAAAAAAGTCGCTTATGGGGCGAATGTGGATGTTGCAGTAGCAGGGAAAGAATGGATTTTAAGGAAAGGAGATGAATGTCCGTTTTGATTAGTTGGGATATAGTTACAAAGTTAATGAATTGTTTTCCTAATAGCGTTATAAACCACAACGCAGAGTTTATAGCACATATTAAAAGCAATACATATTTCGGATTAAAAGATTGTGAAAATGAAACAGATGTAAAGTGCAAAATGCTGGAATGGCTATCAAGACCCGCACACAAGACAGAACCATATAGCACTAAACGAAGCAATGATAAATTTCACAGATTTATACTTAGTGGTGTAAATCAGTTTTTGGAAACCGACTTTACCGAGGAAGACATGGAGCAGATTTATACATATCTTGGAAATAGGTGTAACCATGCCAAAACATTGAAGTTTATTGAAAGTGGATATGATATGTCGGTTTTGAAAGATTAAAAAATCCTAATGAGTGCCCTTTTTAGAAAGGAAAATTGATATGAAGAAATCTGAACCAAAAATGATTTTAAATATGTCTCTCAATAGCGAGGAAATTGAAGAAAAGGTCAAGATTGCTATGGACGAATATGCAGAGAAAGTTATTTATAAAAATCTTGATGAAGAAATTACAAAAATCGTTGACAGAAGAATTGAAAGGCTTGTATCTGCTTCGAGTTGGGGTAGTGACAGGAAAATACAAGGTGTTTCTTTTGAGCAGTTCGTGAAAGATAGGACTGAAAAAACTATCGGCGATTTTGTAGAAAAGAATATCAAAGAAATTCTTGCTAAGAGATTTGCTGAAATTATGACAGATAGGAGTTTTGACAATAATTAAAGATAGAAAGGAGAGAACAGTATGAGTCATAGCAGTTTGTTTGGAATTAAAGAAAATTATACAGGAGAAATTATTTGTGATTTTAAAAATTCATGGCTATTCTCGCCTGTAGTTATGGGGATTCTTCCGGATAAATATATCCCCGAGTTTATTACAACACCCTTTGGCTTTAAGAAAAGCATTATATCAGACATAACAGGAGAGGTATATAAGCGAACAAATCACGAGGTAAATATCTGCAAGAATACAGCAGATAGAATTTGTTGGGAACTTGCAAATCAGCAGATATTCTTCACAAAAGACAAACAGATTGTTTCTGACAGCATCAGAAAATTTGTTAAACAGAATACGGATTACGATAAATCGGACGAGGATGGATTGTCTACTCTTGAAAGAGAACATATTGTTGAAAGGTTTAATGAGATTGCGGACAGCATTTTAGAACTTGACGAAAACAAATATCCATTCTTTGTGTTTAAAAACACGAGCTGTGATGATGGAGTGGAAAGATGGTTTGAACAATATGACGATAAGTGTGGCGAATATGTAGAGTGCTCCATGAAAGATAATACAGACAATTTCTATGCGGAATTTGTAGTTATCGAAAATGGAGAAATTGTAAAGTTTATTACAAACAGAGATTTTGAATATCAAGGCGGAAAGGAGCAGGAATGGAGAGATTAACACGGACGAGTGATTCTGGTGAAGCTGCGTTTACATTTAACTTATACATAAATTGCATGCCAAGCGAAGCAGAGAAAATCCTTAATGTGGCAACAAAGTTAAAAGAATATGAGGACTTAGAGGAACGGCTTAATAAGGTGTATGGAGAGTGTGACGGATTACTGTTGAGAGTGGTAGAAATGCTTGAGAAGCACCCATGCATTGATATGGCAAGCAACACATTGAAGTCACGGCTTCTTACTGATGGAGATGTCGACAAATGGGAGGAATACAAGCAGTTAGAGGAACAGGGCAGACTTATCAAATTCCTTTGTAGGGTGGGAGATATGCTTTATTATCCAGACAAGGAATTTAACATAATTATCCCTGTGAGACTAACTGAAATTGTTATAAAGTTCAACGGTCTTGATACAAGTTCTTGTCAGTATAATTGCAGTGGTTTTGACGAATGTGGAGATGTTTATGAAGAATATGAATTTGACACAAACGACTTTGGAAAGAGTGTATTCCTCACGAAACCCGAAGCCGAAGCAAAACTGAAAGAATTGAGAGGTAATGATAATGGCAAATAGAGCATTGTTACATATAAACAAATTAAAAGATTTTGAAAAATGGCTTGAAAAACAGGGATATATGATTTTGCCAACATCTAAAAATCCATATGAAGTTTTAAGAGCAAAAAAAGATAAAGATACAGTAATTATCTATCAAAAAGGTGACAGCAAAGAGCATTTATCAATTATGGATAAAGATTATCCTTTGATACACAAGTTTATAACAGAAAGCAAGTCAAAGACCAATGCCGACAGGATAAGGAATATGTCGGATGAAGAGTTAGCAGAGTTTATTCAGAAAATGGAATACACTTGCTTTGTAAATTTTATAGGATGTGCAAATAAAGACTGCGGGCAAGGTAAAATTTCTTGTAGAGATTGCCGAGCAAAAGCACCAACAATACTTGAATGGCTTCAATCAGAAGCGGAATAGGAGAGAATATGGAAGATAGATATTTGTACAAGGCAAAGAGGATTGACGATGGAGAATGGGTTGTAGGACATTATGTAAAAGGTTTAAAGAATTAGTAGAAAGTGAGGAAAAGTAGATGAACAAGGTTATTTTAATGGGCAGATTGACCCGTGACCCGGAGATAAGGGTAAGTGTAGCAACAAATATTACAACCGCAAAATTCACACTTGCGGTTGACAGAAAATATAAGAAGGAGGGTGAACAGCAGACAGCGGATTTCATAAACTGTACGGCATTCGGCAAAACCGCAGAAAGCATTGGACGATATCTTCATCAAGGAACTAAGATTGCGGTTGTCGGACGTATTCAGACTGGAAGCTACACTAATAAGGACGGCAATAAGGTGTACACCACAGATGTTGTTGTTGAGGAATACGAGTTTGCGGAAAGTAAGAACGCTAACGGCAGCAGTCCAGCACCAAGCCCAAGACCGCAGGCAGCAGTACCTAATGATGGCTTCATGAGTTTGCCTCTCGGTGTTGAGGATGAAGGTCTACCGTTCAATTAAGGAGATGAGACAGCATGGCGAAACAAAAGAAATGTAGCACATGTAAATACAGTTGCCGTATAAGCTTTGAGGGCGGTGATAGGTTCTGCCAGTACATATTGATAACCGGGCACAGAAGACCATGTCCGGGAGGTAATGAATGTACAGTGTATGAGAAGGGCAAGCGACTAAAGGAATATAATTTTGGCGATTGAACCAGGAGGAGATAATTTGGGCATTCGGGAAGCAATTGAAATTCTTCGTGATGAACAAAAACTGCTGATAAATGCAATAGCAGTATATAGTAGCGATTACTTGGGATTGAGCGAAACAAAGAAAAGAGAGCTTACAATGATAAACAAAAAAAAGAATTGAAGCTATTAAGATGGCAATTGAAGCACTGGGAGGTAGAGAAGATGAAGTCTAAGAATGGCAGCATGAGTGCATTTATTTATGGCAAGCCGACAGGCGGCAGCAGATATGTAGGGAGCAAGAAGAAACGTAAGACTACAAGAATTAACAAGAGTAAGAAGGTGGTTTCGTGACAGAGAGTGAAGCAATTAAGGAATTACAACAATACGTTGGCTTACCGTTTGAAATGGACGTATTAGAAGAAGCGGCAAAGATGGCAATACAGGCACTTGAAGAAGTACAACAGTACCGCACAATCGGCACACCGGAAGAATTACAGGATATGAAAAGCAATTATTTTGAAGCATTAAGTGATTGGCGTCAATATCGCAAGATTGGGACTTTGGAAGAATGCCGGGTGGCGAGAGAAAAGCAGATATCGGAGAAACCTATCATGAAGCAGTATTGTGAAGATTCGGAAGAGGAGTACTTGTGCTGTCCGACATGTGGAGAAATTTTGACAGACAGAATACCGGCTGATAATAAGACTTTCTACTTTCATTGCATGAATTGTGGTCAAAAATTTGATTGGGGTGATAGTGAATGAATGAGGTAAGCTTAATACAGGCAAGCATTGAACAGCTTGAAAGGCTTAGCAGGTCGATAGCATCTATCGGTGAGACTGAGGACTACACAGAAGTTGCGATAAATGCACTTGAAAAACAGATGCCGAAGAAACCTATATTTAACCATAACCTTAGTGATACTCTTTCTGTATTCCGTTGCGAATGCGGAAACATAATCAAAGTCAGTCACGATGCAGGAATAATGGATAACAACAATGCGCCAAATTATTGTAGCAGGTGCGGTTGTAGGTTAGATTGGAGCGATGAAGAATGAGATTGATTGACGCTGATACTTTAATCAAAGATTTAGGCTTTTTATACACAAAGAATCGTGTTCCTAATGTTCCTATTGATATGAGAGCCCAAAAAACATTAACAACAATTATGGAACAACCAACAGCCTATGATGTAGATAAGGTTGTAAAAGAAATTAACGAGTGGACATTTAATGCAAACATAGATGTTGGCGACGGAACAGTAATGAATCACAACCTCATTGTTAGGGATACGGCAATAGAGATAGTAAAGGCAGGTGCGACAAATGAAAGCCAGACCTAGAAGCACAGTTACGTATATGTTCGGCGGCACGCTATATCCGTGCTGTATTCATTGCTATCCGCAGCAGAAATGGGATTATGTCTATAAGGGCGATAAAGTTGAACTTAGGTATAAGAACATGACTATAACAATAACAACGGACGATTTTAAAGAACGTTGGTTGGAGGTAAATTAAATTAAATGAAAAAATAGAATTTGATTGGAGCGATGAGTCATGAATATAACACAGACAAGGGTTAAGCGGTGCAACAGCACATACAAGACGGTGATTTCAGTTGACGGAGTACCGGTTTGCATTACACAGAGCAACAAGAGAGCAAGTGATATTGTTTCTTATTTATCAGGTTACGAAGTTGAGATATATGACGGCAAATTAAAACACCAACTGGACAAGGTTAAAAGCAAAATAGATAGGAGGTAAAAGGATGAGACTGATTGATGCCGATAAGTTAGCAGAATATATAGCGGAAAACGAACAGGCATTTGTTTTTGCCATAAAGTCCAAGGACTTGACAATGTTGGAAGATATTATATTAGACATTCCGACGGCTTATGATGTGGACAAGGTTGTGCAGCGGTTAGACAAAGCAAGTGATTATTACGAATGTGAAGAACAAGGAAGGGAGCATGTACAGATGATTGATTTGGCAGACGCAATAGAAATAGTTAAAGCAGGAGGAAGCCAAAATGCAACCAAGGAAAATAGCTAGACCAAGAACTTATATCATGTATATGTTCGGCACACTATATCAAGCATATATATCTTGCTATCCACAGCAGAGGTGGGAGTACAAGGACAAAGGTAATGTGACTGAACTTAGGCGTGATAAAATCGTAATAACGATTAAGACTGAGGATTTCAGGAAGGATTGGTTGGAGGTGAATTAAAGAGGATGGATAATTTAGTTATGACATTGATTAAAATGCTTAAGGAGAGCAATGCAGGGTTTATCTCGGCTAAGGCTGGTGAGTACACAATTATTGTTACGGATGATGACGAGGGTGCTGAGGTACTTAGCAAGGCTTGGGACAAGTATGCAGAAGGAGAAGAACTTGAATAATCAGAATATAGCAAGAGCCAAAGCAATTGAACAGGAGAACAAGAAAAGACTGTTAAAGGTCAATCCCAAGCCAAATTAAAAGATACCGCCTACTTATCAGCGGTATCCTCCACATAGTTTTGAAGAACAGTAACAATAAGATTGCTTAAACTGCGATTTTGTTTCTTTGCGAGTTCGGACAACTTCTCTTTGAGGGTTTTATCCATATTCACAAGAACACCTGTTTTATCCTTAGAAACCGCCATTGACAAATCCTCCTTTTTGGAGATTGTAACACGCTAAATGGTTATAGTCAAGTTATATAACTTTGCATTGACTGTTATATATAATAGTTATATAATGGTTATATAGAAAGGTGGTGTTATTATGCCAAAGAAAGGCGAATGTATGAATTTATTATCAAAAAGGTTTGGGAGGTGGACTGTTGTAAGTAAATCCGAGCCACAGATTGATAAAAATGGTTGTGCCATAAACAGGTGGCTATGTAAATGTGATTGCGGAAATGAAAAAATAGTTTTACAACCAAGTTTGATTTCTGGTCGTTCAAAATCTTGCGGATGCCTTAATAAAGATATTGTTAGCAAAATGCGGAATAAACACGGATTATCCAATGTTGGTTCTGGATTATATTCTGTTTGGCACGGAATAAAATATAGGTGTTATTGCAAATCATCCCATGATTATCCAAACTATGGCGGTCGCGGAATTACAATATGTGAGGAATGGAAAAACGATTTTAAGGCATTTCACGATTGGGCTATTGCAAACGGATACAAGGAAGAAAAGACGGATAAAGGAATAAATATGCTCACAATTGACCGAATTGATGTCAATGGAAATTATGAACCATCAAATTGTAGGTTTGTAACAAATGAAGTGCAGGCGAAAAATAAAAGAAATACAATACCTGATGATGAAAGATTTAGGGTTTGCCCTGTGTGCGGAAAAATATATGAAATACATACAAGAAAAGGAACAAATACTTGTAGTCAAAGTTGTGGTGCCAAGTTCAGAGCCATGAAGATGCGCAATACAAAGAAAATGTCATATTGTGTTATTTGTGGAAAAGAATTTGAGAAAAAGATAGACCACGGAAAAGAGAAGAAGTATTGCAGTAGAGAATGTATGGGAATTGGGAAATCTCCGTTTTTAGAATACAATGGGGAAAAACGAAGAGTTGTTGAATGGGCAGGGATAACGGGTATTGAAGCATCTGTAATATTAACAAGATTAAAATATGGTTGGGATATTGAAAAAATACTAACTACCCCAACACAAATAAAGAATCGAGGTGGTAAAAAGTGATACTTCTTGAAGATACAAGAAATCAAGTTGGCAAACACGATAAGAAAAATGAATATTTTTATAAAAACGGAATTGAGGTTCGCAGAACTAAATTATACTGTGGAGATTATACATTGCCGACAAACCAGAGCGTGTGTATTGACACAAAAAAAGACATACAGGAGCTTATAGGAGATATATGCGGGAAATCGCACGAAAGGTTCAGAAATGAGCTTATAAGGGCACAAGAAAGCAATATAAAGCTAATCATTCTTACTGAAGATGATGGATGTTATTGCGACCGTAAAAAAACAATATACAACAAGCCTGTGACTTGCATAAATGACTTGTTCGGTTGGAAAAATCCGAGATTATTTATATGGCAAGGCGGAAAACAGAAATATCCAAAAGCTACAAAAGGACAGACATTGGCAAAGTGCTTGCTTACATTACAAGAAAAGTATGGCTGCGAATTTGCATTTACAGCAAAGAAAAATAGTGGTTCGGAAATTTTAAGGCTTTTAGGTATCGCAGAAGCAGTATGAGAAGTTTATGGATTTGTTGTTGAAAGCAGGTGAAGGCGAATGAATAATGTTCCTATTGGTGCATACACATTTTCGGATTCTTATTTGAGAAAGCTTAAGAAAGATGAGTTGATAGAGCATTACAGAACACTGGAGAAAAATTGGTTTAATGAAATTAAATCAAGCAATATTCAAATTGATAATTCAAAGAAACTGCTTAAAGAAGAATATAACAAGGCAGTTGATGATTTTGCGGAATCGGTCAAAAATTTAATCGTAGATTTGTCTGTAATCAGGTTTAAAGACATTGATGAGATAACAGAACAGTTAAAGCGAGGTGATTCAGAATGAGCGGTGGAAGTTGGAACTATTTATATGCAGAAGAGATTGGCGACCTCATGCAGTACAGGGACATTGAATTGTTGGAAAAAATGGCTGATTATCTCAACCAAAACGGATATGAAGATGTAGCAAAAGATACAAGGCGGTTAGTTGAATATATTAAATCAGCTAAAATAAGAGTGGAAACGCTCTTTGAAATGTTAAGCCCTGTTTTTAAAGCTGTTGAATGGTGCGATAGCGGAGATTGGGGCGAGGATAGAGTTGAAAAGGCAATAGAAGAATATAGGAATGGAAAGGGTGATTCAGAATGAGCAAAGCGTACAGATGTGATGTTTGCGGCAAATTTTGCAGTGATTGTTACGAAATAACAGGTTTTGATATTTACACTGATGATTACGCAGAAAGAGGCTATCCAGATGTTAATGAAAAGACAGTGATAAATGAAGTATGCGGCAATTGCTATGACGATATTAAGCATTACATTCATAATAAGGTGTTTGAAGCAGCTGAAAAGCGGACAAAAGGTTTAACTAACTAAAAATCAAAGAAAGGAATAGGTTGTGCGCACATAAAACCGAGGTTTCCTTTTGGTAGATTTTATGAATTTTGAAAATTATTCTTGTGATAATCAAATGAGCATATTTGACTTCACAAGAGAACCAATCAGCATAACAAAGCCCATTCGCTTAATAGAACTTTTTGCCGGCTACGGCAGTCAGACAATGGCACTAAAGAGAATAGGCGCTAAGTTTGAACATTACAGAGTTGTTGAGTTTGATAAGTACGCTATTGCAAGCTATAACGCAGTACATGGTACGGATTTCCCCACAATGGACATAACAAAGGTTCATGCAGAAGATTTGAATATTTGCAGCACAGAAACCTTTACTTACCTACTTACTTACTCGTTTCCTTGCACGGATTTATCAGTTGCCGGGAAACAAGCTGGAATGTCTAAGGGAAGTGGTACAAGAAGCGGTCTGTTGTGGGAAGTTGAGAGAATACTAACAGAAATTAGAGATAGTAACGGAGAATTACCACAGATTTTGTTCATGGAGAACGTGCCACAAGTACATGGCAAGAAAAACATCAATGATTTTGAGAAGTGGTTGGGTTTCCTGGAAAGTTTAGGGTACACAAATTATTGGCAAGATTTGAATGCTAAAAATTATGGAGTGGCGCAGAATAGAAATAGATGCTTTATGTTTTCGTTCCTTGGCAATTACTCATATGATTTTCCACAGCCTATACCACTCAAAAAGAAGTTGAAAGACTATCTTGAGGATAATGTAGATGAAAAGTATTACATCAACAATGAAAAGGCTGACAAGCTGATAAAACAGCTTATTGGCAACGGCACATTGCCACAACACAATCTTGACAGACAGACTTGCGTTGACGGAACAATCAATAAGCCGCAGCAAAGAGAAGTTGCAAACTGTATCAAAGCAAAATGCGACTGCGGAATATCAAACTTGCGGTCAGACGGAAACCTTGTTGTTAAGCAATCAAGCAACGCAGTTTGAAAAGCAGATTGATATTGCAACAACTCTTATGGCAAGGGATTATAAAGGTTTTGGAAATCAATCTATGAATGGAGTGATTGAATGGAAGTAATAGGCAGTATATACACCGGAGTATCAGCAGATTTTTAAAGAGGTGTATATCCGATTGCAAGATGCGTAAAAGCTGAAAACCATGATTTAGGAGTAATTATGGCAGATGTAAATGTAATAGGTTCTCTTGAATCAAAATTTGAGAGCACCAACAGAATTTATGATGAGGGGGCAAACATTGAGTACAATGCAAGGTGGAAATCAAGAGCCTAAAATTCTTGAAGCAAAGCAGTTAGGCTTTATGGATAATGACACAGGCAAGCACCAATCGAACACAGTATATGACGAAAACGCACTTTGCCCTAATATTACAACGGTTGAGGGTGGCGGCACGCAACAGATAAAGATATGTACTGCAAGTCAGATAGTTGCTATGCGTGGTAGAAATCCCGATAATCCGTCAGATAGGACCGTAGGAAGTCCGACAGAGCAAAGATTAGAGGTAAATGCACAAGGCATGAGTAATTGTTTAACAAGTGTGCAAAAAGACAATTTGTTGCTTGAAAATGTTCTTGCAGTTGATGAACAGAATATGAATGTGCGCAAAGAAACTTTTGGAACTCTAACAACAGACGGAAGTAGTCTGAAGCACAACAACCGAGCGATGATTAAGCAGAGCGATATTCAAAAAGTCGGTCAAATATCAAGCAATGGTTCCCAATGTGGTACAGTTGTTTCCGATAACGGCATATCGGCTAATCTTGTAGCTGGCACACACAGATATGCGAATAGCCATATTGCCACACAATATCGTATCAGAAAGCTAACACCGAGAGAGTGTGGACGGCTGATGGGTGTATCTGATGAAGATATTGACAAAATGGCAGCAGTCAACAGCAACACACAATTGTATAAGCAATTCGGAAACAGTATTGTTGTAGATGTTATGTGCGCTATGTTTAGAAATTTAAACATAAATCAACGATAAAAGGAGATTAAGCGATGGCAGACAAGCGAATGTTCAGCAAAAAGTTAATAGATTCGGATACGTTCCTTGATATGCCAATATCAGCGCAGGGGTTGTTTTTCCACTTGTGCATGAGAGCGGATGATGACGGCTTCGTGGATGCGCCTAAGAGGATTGCAAGGGAATGTCAAGCGTCAAGTGAGGACTTGCAGATGTTAATTGATAAGCGGTATATTTTGACGTTCCCTAACTCTAACGTCATTGTAATTAAGCATTGGCGGCTACATAACACCATACCTAAGGACAGATATAAGCCAACGCTGTACACGGAAGAGAAATCGCAGATAGGTGTTAAGCCTAACGGAGCCTACACAGATGACCCGGCTAAGATGGTGAGCATGAGCACAACCCAAAGCTCAACACCAAGGACAAAGAACACGTTTAACAAGTTTTCGCAGAGAGGATATACGGACGAACAATTTAAAGAGATGGAACGAAAAATAATACAGAAAGGAGATAAAGATGGCGGCTAACGAGATATATTATAAACGCAAGGCGAATCACGAATGTACATACTGTGGAACTAAACTGCCAGACAATTACAAGCTTTCAAGGTGCGAGAACTGCTTGAAAGCTGAAAGTGAAATGACTAAATACGCAAGGAAAATGGCGTTAAAGGCAGGGCTATGTACAATATGCAGGATAAGGAAAGCACGCCCGGGCAGGGTAACTTGCGAAATATGCGGACAAAAGAAATCAGACGAGGTTATGGCACGGCGAAAGCGGCTCAAAGCACAAGGGCTATGTACCATGTGTGGGAAAGTACCACACACAGAAAGTTCCTGCCTATGCGAGGAGTGTAAAATCAAATGGAGGGGGTATAACTATTGATGGCAACGACAATAGCGTTTTTGGCTGGAACGATATTATCAACTATGGCAACATTCCTGATAGTAGGAGCAAGCAAAAACAATGCGATTATTGAAGCATACGAAGAGGGCTACAGAGATGGGCTAAATGTAGCCGGAAACGGAGTAAAATATGACGAGGTTCGCTGACAATCTTCGGGTGCTTATGGCAAGACAGAAAATATCACAGTTCAAGCTTGCCAGTGATTTAGGACTGTCACAGGCACAGGTGAGTAAGTACTTATGCCGCAAGGCATACCCTAGACCGCATACGTTAGATAAGATAGCAACATACTTTAGTGTGAATGTTGATGAACTGGAATGTGAAAGAATGTGAAGAAAAGAGGGAGAATAGGAGGAATAACGGCTTATGAAGCTGTCGAAGCTGACTAAGCCGGAGCTTGATGCAATTATTAACAACGCCAACTTCACAGAAGAAGAGATTGAAGTTTTTAAACTTCTTGCAAGAGGTAAAACGATAACGGAGATTGCACAGCAAGTATCGGTATGCAATCGTACAGTGAACAGGCGAATTGAAAGAATTAAGTCAAAAATCAGCAGATTGGAGGGGTAATCATGGTGATTGTGACACAGAATGGTAAGGAAATCAAGGCAGGTGAAATCAAATTGCCGGACAAGACTAAAGAGCTGATTGCATCAATAATTGACAATCAGTAAGCATAAGAGTAAAATGTGCCGTAACGCGATAAGTACGGCACATTCTTTTTTAAGAGGAGGTTAAACGATGGAATGTGTTGCGTACATGAGAGTATCAACGGAGAAGCAAGCCGAAGAAGGCAATGGGCTGGAAAGCCAAAAAAGAGATATTCTCGACTACTGCTCCAAGAACGAACTGATTGTTACAGATTGGTATGTTGACGATGGCTACACCGGAACGAATATGAACCGCCCTGAGCTTCAAAGGCTTGTTGCTGACTGTAAGCATAAGAGGATATCTTGCGTAGTGGCTTTTAAGCTCGACAGATTATCAAGGAATATGATTGACGGTCTATATATGATTGAGAAGATATTCCAGCCAAACGGCGTACAGTTCAAGTGCGTACATGATAGCGTAAGCTACGACAGCCCGATGGAACAGGCATATACTCAGATGATGGCGGTATTTGCACAGCTTGACAAGAATACAATGATGTTGCGTATGCGTGGCGGTATGCTTGAACGTGTCAAGCAAGGTTACTGGATGGGCGGTGGCAATCTGCCTTATTGCTACAGCTATGACAAGGATAGTGGAATCTTAATCCCTATTGCAGAACGCAAAGAACAGGCAAATAAGGCACTTGAATTGTATATAAGTGGATATTCGGATGCGATGATATGCGAAATATGCGGATATAAAGGAGAGCGTGTTGTCAATCGTATACTTACAAGTACTGTCAACATCGGCATGATACCATACAAGGGCAAGATATATCAAGGTTTGCATGAGCCTATATTCGATAAGGAGCGGTTTGAGCTTGCTCAACAGTTGAGAAAATCCCGAAGCCTTAATAAGGCAAGCTGTATAACTGAACCGAACCTATTGACCGGGCTGTGTTATTGCGGTGTGTGTGGATGTGCCATGCGATACCAGAAGTGGACACACGGAAAGCACAAGATATATTGCATGTCAAGAAATAAAGCTATGTCTTATCTGCCGAACCACAAGCCGGACTGCAATAATTCGCTTGAATGGGCGGACGATATAGAGGAGCAAGTCGAGAAAGAAATGCTCAAAATATCGCTTGACTTATCATCGTACAAGCCTAAGGAGAAGGAAACGAAGCTTGATATTATGCAGTCACAGCTTGACAAGGAACAGGTAAAATTGAAAAGGCTTTACGGCTTGTATGCGGATGGCAACGACACAGTGTTGAGCATGATTAAGGAGCTTGAAGCAAATATATCTGCGATTAAGGAGAACATTGCAGAAGAACGGAAGAACTTTTCGGCAAGACAGAAGAATACTATTGTATATGACGAAATAAAAAAACTTGCCGATGTTTGGGACAGCATCGACAAGAAACAAAAAAATATGATATTAAAAACTATAATTGACAAGATAATCATTGTCAACGGAAATATTGAGATACAATTAAAGAATTTTTAGCACTTACTGTATGCCATCCCTATGGCGGTATGCTAGTGCTAATGCTGTATTTATCGCGTTTTTTCAAAGGGAAAATTGAATATTTGTCGCTTTTATGTCGCCAAGCTGTCGCTTTAGGCGGCTTTTTTTATGCCAAAATATAAGCAAAAGGAGGGATAACCGATGTTGTCAGACAAAGTAATTGAGAAGATTTTCGCAAAGAAAGAAATCCAAAAATTAGACCTGATGACGGTATCTCTTATTATTCACGCAGTTGGCGAAGCTATCGAGGAGGTAGAAGAAGAAAATGCAAATGAACAGTCCTCAATACAACAATCCTTATAACATTCCGAGCTGTTATCCACAGCAGTACACAGGTTATCCACAATACTTACAGCAAATGCAGGCGGCAAGGTATCAGCCTCAGGAGCAGGCACCGGTACAGATGCAAGGAACATATCAGCAACAGACAGTAGGCATCAATGGGCGAATGGTACAGTCTGTTGAGAACATTAACGCTAATGAGGTTCCTATGGACGGCTCGATGGCATTCTTCCCTAAGCAGGATATGTCGGAGATATACGTCAAGGCTTGGGATGCTAACGGACTAATCAAGACGATTGTGTATAAGCCTCAAATAGACAATAAATCAGTGCAAGCGGTAAATGCTTCACTTGATACGGAAAAACTCAAAATTGACCTATCAGAGCAAGTTACAGCAGGCATTATGCAACGCTTCGATGACTTATCAGCCAAGATTGAGCAGTTGGAAAACAAGGTAGCTTTAGGGACACAGAGAAAAACTTCGCAATCGCAAAGCAAAAAGGAGAGTGACGAGGCATGATAAACCCAATGCAGCTAATTCAAATGATGCGTGGCGGCAATCCACAGCAGTTCTTACAGCAGATGATGGGGAATAATCAGATTATGAGCAATCCTATGATGAAAAACACTATGCAGATGGCACAGCAAGGCAATATGCAAGGTATAGAACAGATGGCTAGGAATTTATGCAAAGAAAAGGGGTTAAATGCAGATGATGTATTTAATCAGATAAAAAGTAGATTTGGTAATTAGTAGCATATTAGATGTCTTTGCAAATTACCTAGGTGACATCTTTATGAGTATATTTTTAGGAGGTAACAATATGTTTTCAAACTCAAATTGTGCCAGCGTACCATTAGTTGCGAACATTGACGGCAACGGCAATAACGGTGGATGGGCTGACGGCGGATGGCTTTGGATAATCGTTGTATTCGCATTGCTCTTTGGATGGGGAAATGGTGGATTTGGCGGTTTTGGTGGCAACAATGGCGGTGGCTATGTTGCGACAGCGGCTACGCAGGCTGATATTCAGAGAGGATTTGACAATTCCGCAGTTATCAGCAAGTTAGATGGCATTTCTAACGGACTTTGTGACGGCTTTTATGCCATGAACAATAGTATGCTTACTGGTTTCAATGGTATTAACACAAATATCATGCAGACCGGTTATGGCATCCAGCAGGCTATTAACGCTGATACAATCGCTAATATGCAGAATACCAACGCTTTACAGTCACAGCTTGCTAACTGTTGCTGCGAGACAAGAGAAGCCATCCAGGGCATAAACTATAACATGGCAACCAACACTTGTGCTTTACAGAACACAATGAACAATAATACAAGAGATATTATTGACAGCCAGCAGGCAGGAACGAGAGCAATTCTTGATTATCTCTGCAACGAAAAAATCTCTAGCTTACAGGCAGAAAATAATGACCTTCGCAGAGCGGCTTCACAGGATAGACAGTCAGCGTTGCTCACTACTGCAATGTCAGCACAGACACAGCAGATTATCAATGCTGTAAATCCTACAGCTATTCCAGCCTATGTTGTGCCTAATCCTAATGCTTATGCTTATGGATGTGGTTGCAATACAGGATGCGGCTGCTAAACAATTAAATAATCAAGTATCTTAATCAAATTTGCTCGGTTTAATTCTTGGTTTTAATCGGTTTAATCGAGTTAAGTATCGAGTTTAACTCGAAAGAAAACTCGGGAGATTATGTCTGCTAAGCAGTATTACTTATAATCAAAGGGCAGACTATAATGTTTGCCCTTATTTTTATGAAAGAGAGGTAAATATAATGGAAATAACAGGAATTGCGTTACAAACAGTTGCCGCCGGAGAAGATATTGCATTTACAGAAACACCGGTATGCGGTAGCAAATGTATAGTCCACAGACAGGGAAGTGGAATTATCAAGCTAAGAGGTATCACCAATCAGTGCAAAGCTAGATTTTTAGTATCGTATTCCGGCAACATTCAGATACCGACAGGCGGTACAGTTGAAGAGATTTCACTTGCCATAGCAGTAGATGGAGAACCTTTGCAGTCAACAAGAATGGTCGTTACGCCTGCCGCCGCAGAGAATTTATTTAATGTTTCGGCACAAGCCTACGTTGATGTACCTTGTGGCTGTTGCAGTACAGTAGCAGTGCAGAATACATCCACGCAGGCTATTGAGGTACAGAACAGTAACTTAATAGCAGTAAGGGAGGCTTGATGTTATGCATATTGAGAGAATACATAGAATGATTGAGTGCCTTACCGAAAAGACGCTATCTGAACTTGACAAAGGCATTGAAAACGTAAATGTTGAGGAAATGTCTGAAGCTGTGGATATGATTAAGGATTTATGCGAAGCTGAATATCGTGCTGTTATCGTCAAGTCGATGAAGAAGACCGATGAAGAGGAAGAAGAGTACAACAAAGAGCTTCTCAGAATGTTCAAAACCGAATACGGCGAAGAGGACGGCAGGCGATTCTATGACGAATACCGCTACAAGACAACCGGCAGATATGCGCCGAAGGGCAAAGGCACTTATGTCGGCAGACGTGGCTATGAGGAACCGCCATACTGGCACAGATACCCGGGCGATATGACAGATATGGATTATGATAGCATAGAGCGCATGAGAGACATGGATAGATTGAGCCGGGGCAGAATGTATTACACCGACATGTCAGACCGCATGGGAATGATTGACCAGCCAAGAAACGGCAGTTCTACGGAACGTGATATGCGTGAGGGTAGAAGTGGCATAAGCCGCAAGCATTACATGGAAGCTAAGGAACAGCACAAGGCAAACACCCAGCAGGACAAGGACGCGAAAATGCAGTCGCTTGACGAGTACATGAGGGAGCTGAGTACTGATATGGCAGAGCTTATAACCGACATGACGCCTGAGGAACGCACAATGTTAAAAAGCAAAATGTCAGTGCTTATGACTAAGATTTGATTTTTAGAGGTAGGGGCAGAAATGCTCCTACCATTGTGAGGTACATTATGTTTAAAATTAACGGCATTGAATGGAATTTAATATTTGTAAACAGCGCAAGCCCTGATTTATTGCGTTCAGACGGCACTACAAGCCTTGCTGTGACCGATTGGAACCGCAGGAGTATATTTGTATCAACCGCACCAAAAGGGGCTTATTTAAGGCGCATAATCGCTCACGAACTATGCCACGCATTTTGTTTCAGCTATGACATATCAATGCCGATTGAGCAGGAAGAATACCTTGCAGGCTGGATAAGCCTTTACGGCACTGATTTAGTGTATTTGCTTGACGACATCATGTCAAGCCTAGCACGGAGGGCAGTATGACAGCGGAACAGTTATTAGAGTACATAAGGAGAACCAACCCGGAAATGACCATGGAGCGTATGCTATACGAACTTAGTCAAAGCATATATGCGGCTAAAGCTGTGGTTTTTACTGCACAGAATCAAGTTGAAAAATAATTAAAAAATTTTGATGTAAAAATTTTTAATACCCCCTACCTATGAAAATGAAAAATAAAAAATCGAAGTCAAATTCTTGTGAAATTTGGCTCCGATTTAGTGTCATTTTGTCTGATTTTCTCGATATTTTTTTCAAAAAATTTTCCTAAAATTTTCGGGTCAACATTTTTGGTACGCCCCTATACCCGGAACGCAAATTTTGAAAATTGATTTCAGATTTTCGCAAAATTCGGCTCTGATTTGGTGTTGTTTTTGAGCCTAAAATGGCTCTGTGTGACGGCGGGACCAGTAGGATATCACGCCCAAAGCCGCCCGGCTCTGCCTATGACAATAAAGTTAGGCACAACAAACACACCACCAAGCAGCATCACGTTACAAGCCGCCGCTCATTAAGGGCGCAGTTGTCCGCTTGATGATAAAATAGCACTTCGATTTCAATTTGTCAAGGAACGACAAAAAGAGAACTTTTAAAAGTTCTCTTTTCAACCGATGGATAAATTATAGACCATAAAATTCCAAAATACTTCTTTTTCGCTCTTCTGAACGCTCATCATTTATTTTATAACGAGCAAGCCTATTATCGTCCTCCTCTATTTTTTCAACAAAAATCCAGTCGCATCCGGCAACAACTGAAACGTGCTGGCTACATTCCCATGAACGTCCGATGACTGCGTACATCAACGTCTCAACTTCTTTTTCAGGCATGTTGCAGACGTAAACAGCACGTCCGCAAGCGTTACTTGACACGATTGCACCAAGTAATTCAGTGGTCGGAGCTGTGCATCCTCCTAAATTGATAATATCAAGTCTTCTTTCAAAGCTCATTTTTAATACCTCCATATATTTAATTATCTAGCCGACTTTATCGGCTGAAAAGTGACAGGCGGAATCGAACCGCCCACGTTGGCACCTGCCGTCACTCGGCTAGTTTGCTAGAATGGCTCTAGCCGTGTTATAAACATACAGCCTGTTGTGGCTGTGGCGTTTAAAGTCGCCGTTTTCAGCGATTGTGCGCCCGATATTCTCATATTTGAGGCTCACAAGCATTAAATACTTGTCCAGCAGTTCATCCGGGCATTTTAAACACTCGATAGCGTTTTCTATCTCGTCTTTCTTGCTGTTATAATAAATACCCTCGATTTTCACGCCTTTACTGTCCTGAAGCTCTTCAAATTCCTGCATTAATTCCGCTTTCGTCATAAAAAATCCTCCTAAATGATGTATTTTAATGTCTCCCCTAAGGGAGAAAAGCAACCCGGGGAATCGAACCCCGGCAGTGCGCCGCCTTCGGCGGTTGCCTAATCCAAGCAACTTTCCCACGAAATCGCATACCGCGTTTTCAGCAAGTCGTATGCTCTATTTGTGACCATGTGAGTGTTCCAGCCGCTCTTATACTGCCCAGAGCTTGTCAAGTCGCCGGGCTTGTAAGTTTTTAAAAACTGGATGCCGCGCCCCTTAAGCTCTAGTGGAGTGTCGATAAATATATGACCTCCGTAATATGCGCGGTGGGCTTCTATCTGACAGCCCTCCGGTTTCTGTTGCCCCATTTCCGGGGTATACACATAAGTCCCGGGCTTTTCAGCCTTCAATGCTTCCCCTTGCGGTGGGGTGGCAAGTTCAAGACGCTTGCCCCTGCCGATACGGCGCAGGGTGTGAAGCTCATTTTCTGAAATGTCGCCATTTCCAAAAAGCGTCTCGGCAATGTCCAGATAGGCATTACAGCTTGCGACACTGTCGCAGATTTCAAACAGTGCAGTAAGATTGTAATATCCGTTGCTCCTCTTTTCAGGGAACTGTATTATTTCTCCCATATTCGTCCTCCTTATAATATTAAAATTTTAATACCCCTATAAAGAGGGGAGAACCGCCGCCGGTATCGGTCCGGCTGGCATCCTCTACGGCGGTTTTCACTTAAATAATCTCTAGATATCCTAAGATTTCAACGTCTGACGGAATGCAGAAGAACATCACACCGGACGGCTCATATTCCGGAACGTAGGAAGCGTGATAGCTTTTCCCGTTGTTACCGATTGCCAGATATTCGCCAGCTGTATGCTTCTTTGCGATTTCCTCAAAACTTATTAAATCCTCTGTATTTATCTTTCTTTCTGCAACTGTCATATCTATTCCCTTTCTGGTCTGCCATCATCAGAGCCGGGAGACCATCCCACGGCTGACGCTCCGAAGTGGAGCGCTTCGGCTAATCTGCCCATTCAGTGCGTTTTAATTCGCCGGTTCTTGTGCTGTGATACCAGCTCTTACCGCCTACGCTGAATGTTAATTCAAACCATGTACATCTGTTCTCGTGTTCATGGTCGTAGCTGCCTTCAAGTACTATGATTGAGTTTGTCGATGGAGCAAACCCAAACTGATTTTTGAAGGCTGCCCTTATTGTTTTTTTAACGTCTACAAGCTGTAAATCTGTCATAATTGATACCTCCTTATTTTTGGGTACAACAAACACATGTTCTGTATCTGCTCTATTTCCCTTTCGTTGATATTATAATATCACTTTTAACAGTGATAGTCAATAGGTTTTATCACTTTTTTTAGAAATATTTTTATTGACTTTTTTAAAAAACTGCCATATATTAAAAACACAACGAGGAGGTGATGGGATGCTTAAATACAAATTCAACGTGGGCGACGCCTTGGAGCGAGCCGGCTTCAATACCTACAAAGCCAAAACAACCGGACTGATAAGCCAAGACGCATTAAGGAAGATTAAGAATGAAGATACAGGCATTAACTTAACGACACTCAACAATTTATGCCTGATACTGGACTTGCAGCCGAAGGACATATTCATATATGAAGAGACAGCGGAGGAGCACGAGAAGAAATTAAAAGTTTTTTCAAAAAATTAAAAATATCACTTGCAAAAGTGATAAAGATATGATATTATAATGATGTCGGAAGGGAGAAGATAAGAATTTCCGAACGTGTGTTTGCTGCACGAAAAATTAAAATTTGGGAGGTGTCAAGCATGGCAGGATACAACGGTTATTCAATGAGTAACAATGCCGTCGCCGCATACGCTGACGGTGAGAAGCCGTTAAGTAAGTGGACAAAAAGCGACATATTGAAAGCAGTGGAAGAAGCAAGGGCAAACGGTTTAACCATAGGATGCTCACTTGAGGGGTTGAGAAAACTCCCAGTTAAAGCCCTTAAAGAGAATTGTTTATATAATTCATCATGGCATCACACAAGCAACTATTATAATAAAACGGAATTTTATGAGTTGGACACTGACAAGCTCGAGGATTTAACAGATGCTCGGATTGCGGAGATTTTAGCGGAAATTGCAGCGGAGAAAAAACCAGAGCAAAGCGAGGAGATATGGGAGTGTTCATTCCTTGAATGGTCGGGCAGTAGGAACCACCCGAAGGCGACGAGGTATACCGAAGTAGGAACAGTACGCGGTGACTGGTTTTATCGAGCCGACGGCTCAAAAAAGAAAACGACGGCAAATGGGTTTGAGTTTGTCCACAAAATAAAATAAAAAACGAACCGGGCGAGGTTAAGAACTTTCCCGGTTCGTTTTCTGCCGTAAAGTGCCTATTAAATTAAATAATAATGGCTCCTGCCAAGTCACGACCGATTAAAAGCGTACCAAGCGATAACGGTCGGCACTTCCAGCTCTCACAGCATACATGATTTATGGCTGTTTGTCAACGTATCAGATAGTATATTGATGTATTTTAAGCATTGACAACCGCATATCTCACACACCTATAATTTTAGACCAATAACAATCCGTTATGTGGTCTTTTTGTCGTTCTGTTAATATCTTAACAATGCATCTTATTTAATCCCATGTCTTTAAGTTATTTATGTATCGTATATTATTATAAAATTTACTGTCATAGATTAAGAGCCTGAGCCCTTATATGTATTTATTAATATATAGGGCTGCCGGGCACATGGGCACAATCCACATCATTGCATTAACGTCATAAAATCTGTATACAAACCGTATACAGTTCGTTGCCAAAGCGTAGCCTAGAGAAGACTAGATAAGATTAGACAAGGTAAGATTAATGAGAATGCGTAAATAAATAATCAGTTTTTTAAAAAAACGTATATAAGTATATGCGATTAGTACTAAAGTACTATACTTAAATAGCCCAAAGTTATATTTTATATAGATTTTCGATATAGGCAAGGCTTATATCAAGTGCTATGATGTTACCAGTGTGAGAGATAACCCGGAGATTATAACAGTTGGAGGTGATTATATTATGAGTAACGATAATAATAGTTATGATATTCAGACAATCAGGACTGTTGATGATATGAGAATTGTAGCCAGTGATATAGTCACTAATTACTGTAATAGACGTGGTATTGATGAGAATGATATTTATCCGTCTATATGGGCTGACATCGTAACGGAGCTTAATATAGTCTTATTCACTCCATGTAAGAGGCTTCTTAAGAAAGATAATCCATTGTACAACGATTATGATATTAGTAAAGTAGAATATGTTTATAATAATATATATAAACGATTATGTAATAGTCATTGTCAAGAAGTGACTATTAAGGGATTTACTGATATGGTCGGTATAGGTAAACAGACATTGTATGACTGGGAGAGTGGGGCGCTAAGCTCACAGCGTTCGGATTTGCACGAAAAAATCATGCAGGATAATGAGGAGAGCTTGTTCAACCTGATGAAAGACCGTCGATATAACCCGATGAAGATTCTCCCAAAGCTGAACAAAGTCCATCACTGGAACATGCCGGGTGTCAAGGTTGAGAAGCCAGCCGAAGCGCTCGGAGCCGATGCCCTGATACAGCTTGGACAGCAGCCGAGACCGCTTAAATTGACTGATAATAGCTCAGTGATAGACAGTGATAATTAATGTTTTATCACATACAGTTTTCACACAATTTAATACAATTTGCAAATGCCCTATTTACAATGGTTTGCGGACTTGTAGCCCATTGTAAACTATTCGCAAAAGTTAGGTTTAACGAATAGTTGAGCAGAACGTAATGGAATGATAACGCTATTGCGTGAATTGTTTGGGAATTGTGTATAAATGGATTGATAGCACGGGACCAGCTGGGGTGGGGGTTATATGATTGCCGTATATGCCCCCTCTAAGTCCCGAAAACTCCGACAAAAATAAAAAGCCCCTCATGGCATGGATAGGGATGTACACCTGACAAGCTGTAAGCCTTAACAGTTTTCATGCCATAACATTAAGGCAATATCGAAAAGGCAGGTATAAGCAATGAATGATTTAAAAATCTTTGAAAACCCGGAATTTGGTTCGATTAGAACGGTTGTGATTAATGATGAGCCGTGGTTCGTAGGAACTGATGTTGCAAAATCATTAGGGTATGCAAAACCGTATGACGCGATTAAAACAAATGTGAATGACGAGGACACCATTATAACGGGTGTCTCAGACGCGAATAACCACACACAACAAATGATAGCAATTAACGAATCAGGATTATATGATTTGGTATTTGGAAGCAGACTACCAACAGCGAAGAGCTTTAGACATTGGGTTACATCTGAGGTTTTACCATCTATCCGCAAGAACGGCGGTTACATACAGAATCAGGAGCAGATGACACCGGAACAGATTGTTGCAAACGCTTTGATTGTCGCAAATAAGATTATTGAGGAGAAAGAAGCAAAGATTGCTGAGATGAAGCCCAAAGCGGAATATTTTGACAATCTTGTGGATAGCAAGCTTTTAACAACTTTCAGAGACACAGCAAAAGAGTTACACATTCCGCCGCAGCAGTTCACGCAATGGCTTGTGGAAAATGGCTATCTGTACCGAGATAAGCACAATTCATTGAAGCCTTACGAAAAGTATCGCAAAGACGGATTGTTCCAGTTGAAAGATTTTTCGACACCTTTTGGTTATTCAAATGTTCAGACTTATGTAACTGTAAAAGGTAAGGAGACTTTTAGGCTTTTAATCGGAGGAGTAGTAAAGTGACAGGCAGTGAATATCAGCAGTTGGCAATGAGAACCAACGATGGACTTAATAGGCTGCGTTTAGAGGACGCAATAGCAAATCAGGGTGACATATTGGTATCACAGTTGCTTAATGGAGCATTAGGGCTTACTGGTGAAGCAGGTGAGGTATCAGACCTCGTGAAGAAAGGCATATTCCACGAAAAAGGCATAGACTTAGAACACCTCAAAAAGGAGCTGGGTGATTGTGCATGGTACTTGGCAATGATATGTGACGCTTGCGGATTTGCGCTTGATGATGTTATGCAGACGAACATTGATAAGCTCAAGGAGCGCTATCCTGAGGGCTTTGACACATACAGAGCTAACAATAGGGCGGAGGGTGATATATGATAACAGATTTGGTTGTATTCGGAATTTTATGTATGCTTCAAGCTCCTACATGGTGCTTTGTAGCAATCGGTATATCGGTTTTAATCAAGATAATTAACTTCGGCATGAACTTAGGTGCTAGGCAGTCGGAAAAAGCCTTAGACGAGGCAATAAAGAGGTCGTTGAATGAAATATCAAGGCAAAGAGATAAATGATGAGTGCTCACGTTGCGGCAACATATTTGATTGTGAATTATTCCGCAAAGGTCATGGCATAGGCACAGAGCGTGAGCATGTGGCAGATATGCTTAGATGTCAATTTAAGCACAAGGAAAGGCATGATAAAGGCGATGGGGATAATTAGATTTCTCGGTTTGACAGCTTTAGGGTTATTTATAATCGGCATAACAATAGTGCTTATAATGCTTTTGCCATAGGTATAAGAGTACTTATACAGATGTTCAAAGACATGTAATTTTGGGCTATCGTCAAGTGGTAAGGCACAGCACTTTGACTGCTGTATTCGTGGGTTCGAATCCCACTAGCCCAGCTTGGTCATTTATGACCACTGTTTTACTCACATTGTCATGTGGCGTAAAACCTCCTTTACGAAACCTATTAGCGGAATGCTGTTAAGAGCCGTCACAAGGCTCGATAGGTTTATGGGTTTTGTTGCTGTAGTTACCCGGCGCTCCATAACACGCTAAAAGAATAGCAACAGTGCAGACAATATAAGCCGGGAAGCTTGCGACGCTGCTGGTTCTCGCTGTCGCCCAGTCTGCACTTACGGGATATAGTTCAGTTTGGCAGAACGCTCCACCTGGGATGGAGAGGTCGTAGGTTCAAATCCTGCTATTCCGACTGCCTCGAATGAGGCACAAAGCAATACCCCTTTTTGATTCAATTTTCGTGTAGCCTTGCTGCCGTTCGGCAAGTAAAACAAAGAGCGGACATGGCGCATTTGTCAAGTGGTTAAGACACCGCCCCTTCACGGCGGAGGCGTGAGTTCAATTCTCTCATGCGTCATTTAGACATAAACTGTCTATTGGCATGTAGCTCAGTTGGTAGAGCAATCGGCTGTTAACCGACGTGTCGTGGGTTCAATCCCAACCTTGCCAGCTAATTATTTGCCAACATGGTGTAATGGTATCACAGCGGCTTGCTAAGCCGTCCAACAGAAATGTTGTACAGGTTCAAATCCTGTTGTTGGCGTTTCGCATACAAGTGAAATGGAAATAGAGTTGTTGGTTACCTTTATTATCCTAAAACCAACCGGTATGCGAGTTGATGTGTGGCGGAAAAGGTAGACGATAATCAGATATACAAGACTTCGCTCGGTGAGACTGCGTAACGATATATGCAAGCGAGATAGCGTGAAACATCCCCTTAATTGGTTGCAAAAGCAATGCTACCCATTATACCAATGGATGCGGAAAGTTTGGAAGATGTTCCCATAGACTTGCACGAAGGGTAAAACGAGGCGTCGGTACACGCCTATTGTATATTATGTGTGGTGCAAATCCACACCACATCAATTTTTCAATCAAAATCGAATTACGGAGGACTACGATGGACTATTTTGGCATGTATAGAGATATATGGACATTCCACAAGAAGTACATCGACAAGATAAAATTTGCCGATGATAAGATGTGGGCTGAAATAGTAGCAGAAAGTAGTGAACTCGGAAAGAAATATGATAACTGTGGTTTTATTTTGGCATTGACAGTGAACGAGGTGAATGAGTTTGAGGAGATTAGCAAATCTGTACATTCGATGCAAAACTAAAAACTTAAAGAGAATACCATTGTTTACGATGATGTTTGATTACCGCAAATACAAGGCACAAGGTAAGAAAGACAGTTGCACAATGTATTGTCATCCAGACATAGCGAAAGATGAATTTGTAAAGAGCAAATTGCAGGAAGTTGTTGACTATATCAGAGATAATTATGATTTGGAGATTTTTACGAAGATTTGAGGTGCGATATGTGTAAGTTTTGTAAAGGTAAATCTAAAGCTATAATTGCTGATTTAAAAGTATATAAAGACAGAACTGTAACGGTTACTTCCACAATAGTAAACGGCAACACCTTAAAGTTTTTTGCAACTTTGCAAAGCGGACATTTTGTCGGGCTCATTCCGTTAGAAGCAGAAACAAAAATATCTTACTGCCCAATGTGCGGTAGAGAGTTGGTGAAAGAATGAAACATCAAAAAGAATGGCGCACTTGCGACAGATGCGGAAAAGAAATAAAAGCAGGCTTGTTGTGTACGAATTCAATCACAAGAAACGGCATTTTTAATATAACCTACGATTTATGTAATGAGTGCATGGAAGATTTTAAGAGGTTTATAAAGAATGAGCAAGATTAAAGAAATACTTCATTGTTTGCAACTTAATAGCAGAATAAGGCACAATATAAGATATGCACAAAAAGAATGGTTCTTTTCGTACTTTAAGCACTTTAGAAGAGATTTAAACATGCCACTACTCAATAGCATTAAGCAAGAGGAATATCAAAAAATATTTTAGAGTTGGGGTATATGCCGGACCTTATACATGATTCTGTAATGCGTATTAGATATTCAAGGAGATGCAATACTCGTGTGTGCAGAGCTGCTAGGAATGATTGGAGGTTTATGAGAAATGAATAACATTGACAAATCTTTATCCAAGTATCAATCTTCACCTAAAGAAGCATTAAGAGATTTTGGTATAGATATTTCCAAGGAAGCGGTAGAAAAATACGCTTTGGAAAAGTTTGGCAGACTGCCACAAAGCCACTCTGAAATGACTTCCGCCAGAGACTCTAAGATAATTGAGGAAGCAAAGGGGTTTATAAGTAATGGAAGAAAAAATTAAGATAATATCTGACGGCAAAACTGCACAAATATTTATTGACGGCAAAAAGGTAAACTGCACGGATATGGAGTTACATTTTATCGGCCATTCAAACCAGAGTCCGATGATTAGAGTTGATGCACGTTGGCATAAAATGGATGAAAATGGAAACACAATTCTGAATGAGAATAAAACCGGCATATTGACAGAGGGTATCAAAATAAATTGCTAGGAGTGGAAATGTGAAAATATCAATACAGGAAATAGTACAAGAAGCGGCTGACAAGGCATTAGACGATGTCAAAATCAATAATATCCCTTTTCGTGAATGGATTGATAATGTAAATAATGCTTATGAAAATAAAAAGTGTAATTTAGCTTCATGCCGATACAATGCAGATGGCAAATGCACCAATGACGAGAAGAGAAAAGAATGTATTGAAGTTTCTGAAAAAGTGTTGTGTATAAAATGAAAGGAGATTTTATGAAAAAGAAAATTTTAGTATTAGGAATGATAATCTGCATTGCACTTGGAATGGTTGGTTGTAGAACTGCAGATGTCGTAAACCACAATCTGTCAAAAGATGGAGATGAGTTCAATCTCTATCGAAAAATTACAGTTACAAATGCAAGAACAGATACAATTATGTTGCAGGCAGAGGGATACATGAGCCTTAGCAATAACAGTAGTAATGAACTTGTAGTTACTATCAAAACAGGCGAGAACACATATTATAAAGAATATATATCTTAACGATTGGACTTGTTATGTTATGGAGCAAACAGAACCGGTTGGAACAGATAAGTATCATTATGAATTAGTTTTTTACCCTGAAAGATTAATACCAAATATTGATATTAAATAAATAATATATTACCGCCGCATAAGAGATTTGCGGTGCTAACCTAAAACAATTATAGGCAGAGGTCTATAAGCACCTTTGCTGCGAAAGCGAGGTGCTTTTTCTTTTGGCATCTGATTATCTAAAAAAAACAATCCAAGGATATGAAAACTACATAACACAGAGCGGAATTGATGATACGGTCATTGACGCATATATAGAAGCGTCAAGAACAGCTTATTTGAACGAAAAGGATATAGAGTATGGCTTGGTACTTTCAAAACGTGCTAAGGAGCTTATAGAGCATTATGTGTTTAATTTAGCAAAGATGACTATATGGGACTTGGATTATTATCAATTCAAGAACGAAACCACACCGTATTCAATAAGAGATAAATACTTTAGTTTATTGTTACTTGAAAGCCATTATCTTTTTGAGAGCTTTATGCTTTACATGGAAAAAAACAGAAGTCCATGGGAAAGATTTTATCTTCCAAGAAGAAATCCATTAAAGCAGGTAGCAGACCTTATTCAGGACCTATATGATGATAAACTTGACGAGGGTATGGTATTTTGCCCCGGACGTATTGGTAAGACACAAATAGTTAAGATGGGGAATTTGTGGTTTGGTTCTAACAGACCAGAACGCTCTAATCTTTATTCAGCTTATTCCGACAAGATAACAGGCGGATTTTATGACGGTACATTAGAAATGATTACTGACCCAACATATACATACGCCGAAATCTATCCTGATAACACAACAAAAGGCTTGACGGACGGAAAAGACCTTACTATTGACATAAATCGAAAAAAAACATACCCAACATTCACAATGCGTTCCATATATGGAACGCTAAACGGAGCTTGTGACTGTGATGGGCTTGGAATATATGATGATTTATTCAGCGGTATTGATGAAGCATTGAGTGAAGACAGGCAAAACACAGTTTGGACTAAATTTGATAATAACTATATGCCTAGAATTAAGCCAGGGAAAGCTAAATTGATGGGAATTGGTACAAGATGGGCTCCAAGAGACGTGCAAGGACGAAGATTAGCATTGCTTGAAAACGACACGGAATATGCCACCGTAAGGCATAGGGAAATTATTATTCCAGCACTTAACGAAGATGGAGAAAGCAATTTTGATTATCCTTACAAGTTAGGCTATACAACGCAGGACTATAAAAGAAGAATGGCTTCATTTGAAAGCAATGATGATATGGCTTCATGGTTTGCACAGTATCAACAAGAACCGATTGAACGTAAAGGACAAATGTTTAATGTTGATACTATGAATTTTTTTAAACCAGAAGAAATTGAAGGAATAAAACCTGACAGAATATTCGCTGCTAATGACCCCGCTTATGGTGGCGGCGATTTTGTATCAATGCCTATTTGCTATGAAATCAGTGGAGAATATTATGTTCCTGATGTTGTTTACAATGATGGTGATAAGGATATTACAATTCCGGAAGTAACAAGTAGAATAGAACACCACCTAGATAAATTTCCAAGAAAAACGGCAGAAGTGCATTTTGAAGAAACAAAAACAACATCTGGCTATCGTCTAGAATGTGAAGATATATGGAAAAAAGATGGCTATCCAATATTGACAAGTCACGACCCGGCGGACAATCAGACAGCCAAAATGGACAGAATTAAAAATCATGCTCCAGATATCAGAAGATTACATTTCGTAGATATGAAGTACCAAACCAAAGAATACAGAAAATATTTTCAAAATATTCTTTCATGCACTTATGAAGGAAAGATGAAGCATGATGATGGAGTAGACTCTACAGCACAGTTATGTGACATGATTTACTCGCATAAACGAAAAGCATCTATTATATCAAGTCCTATATAGGAGGTACACCATGACAGACAAGGATTTAACTCAATATCTCGACTTAAAAAAAGAAATCGAGGAAATCGAAAGCAAAATTGCAAAGCTTGAAAGTGATATCCTGAGGATTGAAGATGGTGAATGTGTTGTTGATAGTGTCACAGGAGGTAACGGTGGTAAGCAACACTTCAAAATTGAAGGCATACCGTTTCCTGAATATCGCCATAAAAGAACACTTCTTTACTCACGCAAAGCTACGCTTGAACTATTAAAGGAAGATTTGCTTGAACGGACAAATGAGGTTGAGAAATTTATTGCAAGCGTATCGGATAGTCGCATTAGAAGAATAATTAACCTTAGATTTCTTGAAGATATGTCGTGGAACCAAGTTGCAGACCGTATTGGTGGCGGTAACACAGAAGACAGCGTGAGAAAAGCTTATAAAAGATATGTCGAAAAATAAAAGTTGTCCGATATGTCCGCTTTTTCTGCGATATTATTATACTTGAAAGAAATAACAAAGTTTCTTGATAGCTTAATATCTCCTTGAAAGAAGCACTGTTGCATTTTGCAATGGTGCTTTTTGCGTGAAATGAGGGTTTTATGAAGAAAAAGACAAAATCAAATAAATACACAATATACTGTCCGCAATGCCACCGCAGAGTTGCGGAGTGGGACGGAAAGTATTCAAGCAATGTAATTGTCGGATGCCGTAAGTGTCACAAAAAGATTGTATACCATACAGACACAGGCATTACGGATATTAAGCCGTGGGAGCCAAGGCGAACAGCAAGCGGCATGACATATCTTTAGGAGAAGTTAAAATGCAGAGAGGACGCAATATCTTATTTACAGAGGAACCGGAAATTACATACGAGAATGTATTAGATGTATTGCGTAATGTTTTTCCGGCTCACATACAAAACGCAACTCAAATACAATTCTTACTTGATTATGACAACGGACAGCAACCGATAATTCGTAAAACTGCTAAGACATATAGACCGGATATTGATTGTGAATGTTCAGATAATGTGGCTCATCAAGTTTCGGATTTTTGGACTTCTTATGCATGGGGAAATCCGATAAGTTTAGTCCAGAACGGCGATAGCGTTAATAACATTATTGCCGAAGGAATAACAGAACTTAACAAGCAATATGAGCTTGCTAAAATCAAGTCCAAGACACAAGAAATAGGAAGATTTGTTGAGATAGGCGCTACATGTAATGTGCTAATTGATGTAAACACCGAATGGAAACCGGGAAAATGTTATTTTAGCCTTGATGTATTAGACCCAAGAACATCGTGCATTATTCGTTCAAGCTATTATTCAGACAAACGACCGATGATGGGAGTTACATACAGACACAGTAATACAACTGGTAATACATATTTTACTTGTATTACTAAAGATTACAGATTTGAAATTATCAATCTTCAAGAAATTTCCAACGGAGATTATACAAAAAAAGAGGCGTGGCAGCATCAACAGCGCAGCGGCGAAGTAAATCCGTTAGGCGTTGTGCCGATTGTTGAATATTTTCGTTCGTATGACCGCATGGGCGTGTGGGAACACCAGTTGTCCGAAATGGATAACCTTAATTTGTTGATTTCCGACTTCACAAACGATGTCGAACAAAACACGCAAGCTGTATGGCACACTAACGATGTGGAATTTCCAACTATTTTCAACAAAAGCGAAGATGGAACAGCAACAGAAGAAGTTAGGAAACCTAAATCAGGTGAATGGTTACAGACCTATACATCGCAAAATGGCAAAACACCAATGGTCGAACCACTTACTATCAATTACGATTACACAGGTATGCTTAATAATATTCAGTACCGCAGGGACAAAATATTAGAAAAATGCAATGTTCCATTAACCAACAGCAATGCCTCTAATATGACAGGTGTTGCATCCAACAACGCTTCCGGTTGGGACCATGCTGAGGCAGCTGCATCTAAACAGCAAATGATAACCGAAAGTTGCAAGATAGACGAGCTAGAGGTTGTGCTTGCCGCTTTGCAAAATAGTTCATTTTTGCCTGTGGACAGTCCATTACGACAACTAAACCTTGGCGACATTGAGGTAAATATCAAGCGTCAGAAATTATATGAGTTGTCAACAAAAGCTAACAGCATTGCCACGCTTATCAATATTGGTCTTAACGGCGGCAAGGTGCTTAATGCTATCCCGATATTTGATGACCCTAATGAAGTATGGGAAGCAAGTAAAGACACAGTCTGTAAGATACAGGAAAGCAAGATTACGTCTGGCAATAGCAATACTGTATCGCCAAACAGTGGTAGAACAATGCAGGACTTGTCAGACCAAATTAGCAACAGTCCACTAATTGATAAAAACAGGACAACCAAATAATTATTGTTATCAAGCCATTAGGAACTGTTCTAATGGCTTTTTATATTGCACAGAGAAGTGGGTAAAACACAAGCGGCAGAGAAGCCAATAAAACACAGAAAGAACGAGGTACATATCATGGAAACAGAAGTAACTAATTCAACCAATGCAACAGAGACAAACGCAGTAGAAACAGCTCCTCAGTCTGATAGCGATAACAAGCCGACAGTTGAAGAACTTTTGGCGCAGTTAGCAGCGGAAAGAGCAGCCAACGCCAAGAACAAGCAGGCACTTGACAAGGCACTCAAGGAAAAAGGAGATGTAACCAAGGCATTGAGAGCCAAGCAGACGGCAGAAGAGCAGGAAGCAGAAGCTAAGGCGGAAGCAGAACGTATTCAGAATGAGAAGTACGAGGCGACGGTTAAAGAGCTTAATCACATTAAGGCAGTTGCGGCGTATAGAAATTTTTCGTCCGAAAATGCGATTGAAAGCATGATTGAGGCGGTTGCGGATGGAGACCACGGTGCTATTGCAGCATTGATTGACAATGAGGTTAAGGCAGCTACCACAGCAGCTAAAGCTGAATGGATGAAGTCAAGACCAAGAATGAATGTCGGCGGTGAATATTCAGGCATGACAAAGGAACAAATAATGGCAATCCCGGACAGAGCAGAGCGTAGAAGAGCTATTGCGATGAATCCGAGCTTATTTAATTAGGAGGACAGATAAATATGGCAGCAGAAACAGGATTAATCAAGAAGGAAGACCTTGCAAGAGCAAGGGAAGTTGAGTTTGTCGAAATGTTCGGCTACTCAATTAAGAAGTTAATGGAAGCACTTGGCGTGACCCGCAAAATTCCCAAGGTAGCAGGAACGGTGTTAAAGACCTACAAGGCGAGTGGAACACTCGAAGACGGCAAGGTTGGAGAGGGCGAATTAATTCCGCTTTCTCATTATACAGTAGAGGCTGTATCTTACAAGGAAATTGAGCTCAAGAAGTGGAGAAAAGCAACGTCGGCAGAGGCGATTATTGAGAAGGGATATGACCAGGCAGTTGAAATGACTACGGACGCACTGCTCAGGGATGTCCAGAAGGGTATTCGTAAGGATTTCTTCACTTTTCTTGCAACAGGAACAGGAACAGCAAGCGGAGCGACATTCCAGAAAGCTATTGCTCAGGCGTGGGGGCAGTTACAGGTCAAGTTCGAGGATGACGAGATAGAGGCGGTTTATTTCATGAATCCGCTTGATGCGGCTGACTATCTTGGTGATGCAACTATTATCACCCAGAACGCTTTCGGTATGAGCTACGTTGAAAACTTCCTCGGACTTGGAACTGTTATTTTCAACAGCTCCGTAACCAAGGGGAAGATATACGCGACCGCTAAGCAGAACCTTGTACTTTACTATATCCCGGTAAATGGTGCAGACCTTAGTGAAGCATTTACGTTTACATCGGATGCAACCGGGCTTATTGGTATCCATGAAGCTCCTGACTATCCACACATGACAGCGGAGGATGTTGTTGCGTCGGGTCTTACTCTTTTTGCTGAGAGAATAGACGGCGTTATTATTTCGTCTATTGTTGGAGCTTAGGCAGTAGATGTATCAGGTAACAGAATTATTCGCGGATTTACAGGATAATTCGCACGTCTATATTCCGGGGGATATATTTCCCCGGAAAGGCGTTGAAGTCTCTGACAAGAGATTAGAAGAGCTGTCAACCTGTAACAATCTGCGTGGAATACCACTTATTAAGGTGGTTGGAAACGAAAGAAAAAGTAGTAATTACACCAAGACCGACATTAACCGCATGAGTACCGCCGACTTACAGGCACTTGCCAAGGAGCAGGGCATTGGCGGTGCCGAACTGTTAAGCGGCGCAGAGCTAAAAAAGCTGTTAATTGAGAGGTTCAATTTATAGGAGGTTAGTCATGTACACAACACTAGAGCAAGTCAAAATCAGACTTCACCAATACCATATTGATACAGTCAAGAATGATGATAGCGACACCACGACTAATGTTGTGGTATTTGATAACATTGAGGACAATCCTTTAATTGAACAGCTTATTGAGCAGTCAAGGCAGGAAATAATCAGCCTAAGGAATTATCCGAGTAGTTATACACAAGAGCAAATTGGCAATGACATGACTAAATATGAAAACGTCATTGTTAATCTCACCGTGTATGACCATTCGCAAGCCGGTGAGAACTACATGGCAAGTATGAATGAGGGCGGCGTAAACCGCACTTGGAAAAACCGCAATGATTTACTTGCCGGAGTAATTCCGTTGGTTAAAGTGTTTTAACAGAGCCTAAAGGGCATTAAATAATAAGAAGATTGTGCGTTACCATGTTACTGATGTCGGCAATATGGTAGCAGGCGGTACACATTAAGGGTGGTGGGCGGTGTGCCATAATTAATGAAAACAGGAGATATAAAATGAAAGATGTTTTATTACAAACTTACCTGATAGCGTTACCAATAGCATTAGGCTATATAGTTTGGCTTCTGCAACAACAGAAAAAAGACAAAGACGCAAATAGTAAGGGTACAATGTTACTTTTGCGCGTACAGCTTATTGAATACCATGACAAGTATATGAAGCTTGGCGAAATCCCGTCTTATGCGTATGACAACTTTGTTGAGATGTACAACGCATATCACACATTAGGCGGCAACGGCATGGTAACTAAGATGTATAACGAAATACAGGCATTACATTTAGGCAAGGCAGGAGGTAAAGAATAATGGATTTTACACAGGTATCAACAGTCGTTGCAATCGTTGTAATAACTTACTTAATCGGATTAGCTGCAAAAGCTATTCCGTGGCTTAAGGATAACTACATTCCTATAATTGTTGGTGTCACGGGCGGCATCTTAGGCGTTGTCGGAATGTATGTAATACCTGATTTTCCGGCGGCAGATGTTCTCAATGCAATAGCAGTAGGTATTGTGTCGGGACTGTCTAGCACTGGTGTAAATCAGATTTACAAGCAGGTAAAGAAAGATGCTTGACATAAACAAGCAAAAGATGAAGTACTCACGGCAAGGACAGCGCGTAACCATCTATGAGACTGACGATGACGGCAATATCATCTATGAGGGCTACACCGACAGTGAGGGCAACTTTACACCATACCTTGACAGCGAGGGTAATAAGATACCTCGTATCAAGGATGAATATGTCGGTTATTCCTTGCCGGTTGACTTCCGGGCGAACATATCGTTCAGTGGTGGTGAAGCACAGGCGCAGGAGTACGGCTTCGATGTAGCCGATTTTGACGCAGTTATGATTACAGACCGCAACAAGTTTCCATTCGGCAAGGGTGACATTATATGGCTTGACAGCGAGGTTGGTTATAAGGACGAGGATAAAGCGCATGTTGATGAGCTTACATCGGATTTCGTCATTGTGGGTGTTAAGCCGTCGCTTACATCAACTAAGTATGTGTTAAAGGCGAGGACAAAGTAATGGCAAAGCATAAGATTACGCTTAATCCGCTTTCACAAAATTCCATTCAGAACGCAATAAAAGCCTTGCAGAGCTATCAAGACAGCTTGACATATAAATGCCAGCTCCTTGCGGAAAAGCTTGCAGAAAAGGGCGTAGAAATCGCAAGGGTAGAGATTTCTGACCTTGACGCAGTGTTCACGTCTGAATTGCTTCAAAGCGTTCATTCCGAATACAAGGGCAGTGTAAAAGGTGGCGGTGTATGGGCGGTTGTGACAGACAGCGAGCACGCCACTTTTGTTGAGTTTGGAACAGGAATTATTGGCAAGGCAAATCCATATAAGGGAACATTGCCTGAGGGCGTTGATTGGCAATATGCAAGCGGTAAAACCATTCGACAGCTTGCCGATGGTCGCTATGGTTGGTTCTATAAGGGAAAGGACGGCAACTGGTATTTTACTGAAGGCATGCCGTCAAGACCATTCATGTATAACACCGCAAATGAGTTGAAGTCAATCATTGTAAGTACCGCAAGGGAGGTATTTGGCTGATGGCAAGCGAAAATTCATGGGCTTATGGCATTGAGACTACAATATATTCAATTATCAAGAGCAAAACATATTCGGAAATTCAGAAGAAACACCATAATCTGCTGTTCACTGATAAGGGGCAAAGCGACAGTCCACCAGCATTCCCTACGGTGTACATTCACATGTTAGCACCGACCGAACAAGGGCAGACACTTGACGGACAGACAATTAACGGCTTACTCGTGACGGTGCAGGTTGATGTGACAACAAACACAAGCGGTTCAGATGCACGTTGGGTTATGGCTAAGGTTGCCGAAGCGTTTAAGGAATTACGTTTTGAAGCTAAGCCGATGCCTGAGTTAACATATTCAGACAAAATATATAGAAGCACCGCACGCTTTAGGCGTGTTATCGGTGCGAATGACAGATTGTTGTAATTAAGAGCTGATGAAGCTCTTTTTTTTAATTTTAAGACAGGAGGACTAAACAGATGGCTATTACATCTTATTTATCGCGTGTGATTTACAAGAAGCACACGGGGAGCCTTAAAAACGTAGATTTTGCAGGAACATATAACTTACTTCTTGCAGCAAAGTCTATTCCATCGCCAACATCGGCTCCCAACATGGTCGAAAGCACTACAACCGAGGACGATACTCAGACATACGAAATGGGTATTAAGCAGACAGATTCCAAGGAGTTCACAGGCAATCTTGACAAGGATGATTTTGACAGACTTCTTACCATTGGAAATCAAAAGTGCTGCATTATTCAGCTTTACGGCACAGACGGAATTGGCGGAACAGCTAAGGCGGCTTATGTTGGTCAAATTACACCGACAATTAATGATATTGGCGGCGCAGATGAAATCGTAGATATGACAGCCACAGTGGCACAGAACACATCTCCTAAGTGGGTGACAGATGATTTGACTGTTGTTGATAACGGCGATGGTACTTTTACGGTAACCACAGCTTGATAACCGGTAATTTTTGACAGAGAAGGGCGGTCTACGGACTGCCCCTTTTCCTATGGCAAGCATAGGAGGAAAAGGAGAGCGTAATGATAACATTCGATATTGATAACAAGGAATATAAGTTAGAGTTTGGCTTTGATGCAGCGGAGAATAAGGATATTGTTCAGAAGATGTTCGATTACATGACTGGCGCATATATCTACAAGGAAACTGGAAACACAATTACTGCAACATCTAACGGTGCGGCTAAGATGGTAGCTGATTACAGTGAAGTGTGTCAGTTGGCTTTTTACGCAGGATGCTTACAGCACAATTCGGTTACAAGAGCAGAAGCTAAGACACTAACTCGAGCATACATTACACAGAAAAGAAAGACAGATAGCAAGTACGGCTATTATCAGTTATTCGAGGATATTAAGATTGCTATGGCAGACGATGGTTTTTTCGAGCTGAGCGGCTTGGCGCAGACGGTAGAGGAGATGAACAAGTCGGCGGCGGAGCAGTTGGAGAAAATGCAGAAAGAGAAGCCAAAGAAGTAAACTTCCACAAGCTGATATGGGAAGAATACTTTCCGCTTGCTTTTTCAATCGGAATTAGCCTTGAAGAATTCAAGAAACTCACGCCTAAGACACTCGGATACTGCCTTAAAGGCGAAGAGCTGCGGCGCAAAGAGCGTGATAGTGAGATGTGGTCTTGGTGGGGAAATTATGGTATATCGGCAGTTACATGTGCACTTGACCACTGCTTAAATGGCAAGAAAGCAAAGACAAAATACATTAAAAAACCTTTATTGCAAGGCAAGTCAAAGCCAAAAGACAGCTTTACCGAAGCGGACATTCAAAAAGCAATTCTAATTGAACAGCAATATATGAACAGGGCAAAACAACGCGGATTGCCCGAAACAATATTGAAGAAGTAGGCGGTACGGAGTAATCTGTGCCGCTTTTATTTTTAGCAAGGAGGTGAGAACGTGGCAGAGATAGACAGCTTGGAGATAAAACTTCAAGCGAACGCTCAAAAAGCAAACACGGCGATAGATGACCTCATAGCAAAGCTTGGTAACCTTGCAACATCACTTGGACGTGTTAATGGTTCAGAACTTAATACGTTGTCAATGAATGTCACTAACCTAAGTGCGTCCATGAGAGCCATTAACGATGTAGGTACGGCAAGCTTTACACGGCTTGCGAAAAACATCGGGAAGATAGCAAGCGTTGACAGTTCAGCACTTAATACGGTTGCAGGCTCACTTAATTCCACGGCTAGTGCGTTTAACCAGTTTACGGCGGTGTCTGAAAATGCGGCACAGATTGGCGAAGTCGCTAAGAACATAGCAAAGCTTGGCAACAAGAGTGTCCAGACCTCAATTACGAATATGCCGCAGTTGGCAACCTCACTCACGAACTTACTCACAACGCTTGCGAGCGCACCAACAGTAAGCAATAGCGTCATTCAGATGACTAACGCATTGGCGAATTTAGCCAGTCAAGGTTCAAGGGTAGGTTCTGCTTCACGGACAATCCAAAGAAGCCTAAATGGGGTTCACAGAAGCGCACAGATGGCAACCAAGAGCACATGGTCACTGGCTAAGGCATTTGGTAAATTTTACGCGTCATATTTTATGATTGTGCGTGGAGCTAAGGGCTTGTGGAAATCCATTGAAAGCACAACGGACTACATCGAGGCATTTAACTATTATGCGGTTGCGTTCGGCAAGATTGGTTCCGAATGGGGCAAGGATTTTGAGAAATTCGGCTATGATAATGCTACCGATTACGCGAACAGCTTTTCGGACAGAGTAAGCGCATTGCTTGGTAAGCTGTCGGGATTGCAGGTTGATGTTGAGGGCGGTTTGCTTACGGCAGACGGCGCAAAGAACTTGGGCTTGAATATCCAAGAGGTTACGGAGTTTGCGTCACAGCTTGCTTCGGTAACTAATTCACTCGGACAGACAGGAGAGACAACCACGGCAGTAGCAAAGTCAATGACAATGCTTGCAGGCGATATAAGTTCTCTTTTCAACATAGACTATACATCCGTAGCTACCAACATACAAAGTGGCTTAATCGGTCAATCAAGAGCATTGTACAAGTATGGTATTGATATTACCAATGCCACATTGCAGACATACGCTTACAACTTGGGCGTCGAAAAGTCCATCAGTGAAATGACGCAGATGGAAAAGCAGCAGTTAAGAGTACTTGCTATACTTGACCAGTCTAAGGTTTCATGGGGTGATTTAGCTAATAAACGGAAGAAAGTTTATAAATTAACTTATCTTCCAAGTGTTGCATAAGAATAGAAATATCTTATGGCAATCGGGCAATATCGGTGAAGGCTAAGGCTTTAGGCTATGCTAATACCGAGATAACTCAATAGATTGCGAACAGGCTATTGAGTATCGTAACGAGTAGGAAGTGAATAAATATAATCTTCCCAAGAGTGTCCGACACTACTGCATGTAGGGCAGTATGAGGTGGAAGTGGCTACCACCAAACCAAACGTAAAACGTGGGTGATAATGTACTCTGAACTTATAGGAAACTATAAGAAGTATAGGATAAAGAACCTATACGATAACATAATTGACAATCAATTCCCCAAGTAACATGATTAGGCAATTCAACACAAACGTCAAAGAGACAGGCATGGTATTAGGGCAGATTTTTATACCTGTCCTTCAAAAGGTTATGCCTGTTGTTAATGGTGTGACAATCGCTATTAAGCGTATGCTTGTGAGCTTTGCAACGCTTATGGGTGTCAAGATTGATTTTGACGCTTTCGGGCAGAATGGCTATAAGGACACCACGGACGGCTTAGAGGATATGGCAGACGGCTATGATAGCGTGGCAGATGCGGCTAAAAACGCACAAAAGGGTGTTCGTGGATTTGATGAGCTTGAAAACAGAACCACAGGAACAAGTAAAAGCGGTACTTCCACCGGTACAGGCGATACGATTGACCTCACGGACGAGATTGTTAAGGCTACAGAAGAATATGAAAAAGTATGGAACGATGCCTTTGACAAGATGGAAAATAAAGCTGAGGCATGGGCGGATAAAATAGTCAAGGCTCTATTTCCTGTTAAAAGTATTTTTAAAAATTTTGTTGCAGGAGATTTCTTTGCGGCAGGGCAAGATACATCATCACTTGTCAGCGGCTTATTTAACTGGGTTGCCGGCGCAATAGACGATGTTCCTTGGTTTACAATCGGCAGGAATGTAGGAAAATACCTTGCCGGACTTGATTGGACGGAGATATTAAAATCGGCGGCTAAGGTTTTATGGGAAGGCTTCAAGGGTGCATTGGAGTTTTATGCCGGAATGTTCACAGCGGCACCGCTGGAAACAGTTGTTGTATCATTCATGGCTATGCCGGGATTGCTTAAAGCTATCACAGCAAGTAAGTTCGTGACGGGCGTTAAGAAACTTTGGTCAAATTTCAAGGCTTTTGGAACGGTTGTTAATAATACAGCCCTTGCGCTTTCGGGCGATGCGGCAGCAACAGCCACACTTGCTACTATGTTTCCTAATCTTTCGTCCAAGGTAACAGCGGTCAAAACAGCGTTCACGAATTTAGCAACTTCCATTCAAAACAAAGGCTTATGGAGAGGTATTAATGACAGCATAACATCGCTGAGGAACAAGCTCACAGGCTTTCAGAAAGGACTTATTGGCGTTGCGTCAACAGCAATAGAGTTCACGGTGCTCAAAGATGCGTTCAATGACCTCACTGTTGGTAGTGACAATATGCTATTGTCCATTGGCAAGATTGCTGGAGTTAGTGCGGCGGCAGCTGGTGCAATGTATCTTGCTTTCGGACCGGCAGGTATCGCAATAGCAGGAATAACAGGCGTGGTTGCGGCTATAAGCGGAATTAAAAAAGGCTTAGATGAAGTAGAACAAAGCTCGATGATTTCAGCACTTTCTATAGAGGGAGGAGCTACGCTTGAAGAGTTTAACCAAAAAGCAACCAGCACATTTGATAATGTAAAAGAAAAAGCAGAAGAAACAACTCAAAAAATATCTGAAATTGACACTGTAAAAAGCAATATTGCCGATACTGTTGAAAGCATTGGAACAATATATACAGCCGTTGAAAGCGGAGCTAAGAATGTCGAAGATGAAATACCAAGATTTAAGTCTGCGTTCGAGCAACTTAAAACCGACACCGAAAGTGTTTTAAAACAGGAATACGATGTAATTGTTGGATATATACTTGGAGCGGTTTCAGATACGACAGAAGCACTTGGAGGCGAAACACCTCAAGCCGTAGCAAATGCTTTAGGCGAATTATACGGCGTTCAAGAAGGCATGTTAAATTCTTTAGCTGATACAAGAGAAGAATACGATAGACTTATGACTGCCTTAGATAACGGTGAAATTTCAATGAATGAGTTTATCGAAAAAGCTACTCCTCTTGCAGAAAAACTATCATTAACCGGTACAGAAGCAGAAACTGCCGTTGACAAGATTGCTTCTTATGGTAAAGCACTTGATTTATCGCAATATGTTTCTGACAATAAATTTGATGTAGAAAGTTTTACGACCGATATAAATGCAGTGGCTCAATCGGCGCAAGATGGGGTTGACGCAGTAAAAACCGCAAATGAAAATTTCAACAAAACATTTGATGAATGGAAAGCAAACGCTGAAAAACAAGGTCAAGAAATTAGCGAAAAATCCCAAAACATAATTGATAGTTATATCGGCAAAGACCTAGACAAAAATCTTCAACAAATAAACGATGCTTATACAGAATATGCAAATGCTGTTCAATATGGTTTGCTTGAACAATTACCATCTGTAATTGAAAAAGCAACTGAGGGATACGAAAATTTAAACTGGTTTTCTAAAGCGTTTACAACAGAAACAGGATATGTTAATAAAGTCATTGGCAAATGGCAAAATGATGTGTTAAATCCAACAAGCAAAGCAATCCAAGAAGGATTTAATCAGCTTGGTATTGATGCTACACCTTTTGCCGGAGAAGCGGCTAAAAAGATTTATGGTGAACTGTTTGACGAAAAATATATAGGATTTGGAGAAGAACCGGTTTACGTTCTTAAAAGCAACTACGAAAGTATAATAAGCAATGCTACGGCAAATTTACCAAATTATGTAAATACAAAAATGCAAAATGTAGGAGAATCAAGTGTTACTGGCTATGTTGGCGGTGTAAATAGCAATTCTCAACAGCTCATTAAGCCGGTAGCCGGGCTTGCTAACTTATCCCTTAGTACTTTTATGGAAGCCCAAGGCTCACAAGGCAATAAGCCATCATCGGGTTTTAGCGGCATTGGTAAAAATTCTATTTTAGGATATATGGAAGGCATTAAATCGCTTAAGCTAACAGTGACAGATAAAATGTCAAATCTTGGAAGAATTACAAGTACTGCTTTTGCTGATAAAGTGACTGTTGGTATGCCAAGCATAGGCATTCAAGTAATGAACGGCTTTATGAATGGCTTATCATCCATGGAAACCACACTGTATTCTAAGGTTGATGAGATAGCGGCTAACGTGGCTACAACGATGCAGAAAGCGCTTGACATCCATTCACCATCAAGGGTGATGTTTGAGCTTGGTGCCTACACCACAGAAGGCTTCAAAGATGGTATGGAGAGCCTTTACGAGGCAACGCAGTTGTCGGCAAAAGATTTTGGATTTGGTGTTGTCGAAGCTGTACACCCACAGCAACTGTATAGTGACTATATGAGCAGTACACCGACTGTTAGCCCTATGGCAAGCACTACAACGCAGAATTATTACAATTCCAACACAAGCGTTGACAATGCAGAGACTAACGCACTGTTGAGAGAGCAGAACCAGTTGTTACAGCGTATTCTTGCAAAGGAATACGGCATAAGCAAAGACGATATAGGAAAAGCGTCAAGAGATTATGCAAGAGACTATTTCAGGCGCACAGGGCGAGACGCTTACACATTTTAAATTTAACTAAAACAATAGTTCCCCAGCAGATTATGTTTGCTGGGGTTTTCTATTTAAAAAATCATCAACAGAAAGGAATGATACTATGTTAGTAGAAACAAGAAAAATCGGTAAAAGCAAAGAGGTAACTGTTGTTAGTAGTCTTGATGTAGCGGAGACTTTCGAGAAAGACCATAAGCATGTTCTTGAAGATATAAGAAGAATATGCGATAGTTTAAGTACAGCCGAATTTTCGGCTCTATTCTATGAAAGCGATTACGTTGCATCAAACGGCAAGAAAAATCCAATGTACCTTATGAACCGAGACGGCTTTACGCTTTTGGTAATGGGCTATACAGGTGAAAAGGCTATGAAGTTTAAGCTGGCTTATATCAATCAGTTTAATGCGATGGAACAGCTTCTTACAGGAAAACTAATTGAGCGTGAAAAGGGCATTGCAGTAAGGCAGTCACTTACTAAGGCTATCCAGCAGTCAAACGAGAATGAGCGTATGCACGGACACGCTTATTCCACATATACCGACATTATCTATAAGGTGATATTCAGCAAGACAGCAAAGCAGTTAAGGGAAGAATACGGCATTGATAAAAAAGCTAATTTAAGAGACTGTTTTACGGCTGAGGAGCTTGCGAAAGTTCAGTCCATAGAAATGATTGTCAGCGGTCTTGTAAATTGCGGCTGGGGATATGATGATATAAAGAACTTTATCACCAATCCGACCAAGAAGTTACTTGTAGCATGAATTGACATACCTCCCATAAAGTAGTAGTATTAAGTCACTACACAAATATGGGAGGTATTGTTATATGGAAGAAAAAACTACTAAAACCGACAATCAAAGCAAAAGCAGTGAGGATATCAAAATAAATGTAATATCCATACTGCTTGGTTTAGCTTTTTTGTTAGGTGTATTTTTAGCTTTAACTGGCAGATTTATGATTTTATTGTGGATAATAGGCATTTTTTTAAGCCTGTTTTGCTTATTTTTGGGTATAAGACTTTGCTTTGATGTCCACGCAATCAGAAAGCACTTTGAAAGCAAGGAGGGCAGATAATTATGAAAGCACTTAAAGTTGGAGTGGTTGTTTTATCTGTCACTTTAATGGTTTGCGGTTGCAATAGTCCTCAGGATAATGCAGAGACAACTATACCGGCAGAAACAACTACAGAACTACTAACGGAAAAAGCTTCTGAAAATGTTCCTAAAACAGTAAATGAGACAACTACGGAAAGTAAAAACATTGAAACCGAAAGTAAGGCAGGAGAATACATAGACGGATTTGAAGTAGCTGATTATGATAAATTTAATTCTTATGCGTCAGAAAATGGGCTTGACGGAACTTATGTGTATATTGAAGGTAAAGTTTTAAATCAAACAAAGTTAGCCGACACGGAATTCCCGATTATTTCATTAACTGTCGAGCAGGAAGATGGCAACAGATGGAGCGTAGCGTTTGTATCTGAAGAAAAATTGGATATTTCAGAAAAAAATGTAAGAGCATTTGGCATGTATGCCGGGTATTCTGATGTAGTAAATCTGCCTGTCATAAATATATTAACTGAAGATTTAGATAAAATAGATAAAGTAAGGATTGAAGCACTAGAAAATGAAAAATGGATAAATATTTATACTTATGCCGACTACCTGAAAACTCAACCTATTGTCGGTAAACTTTATGACGGCGAATTGACGACAAGGACAATACAAGATATTTGTTTTGATATCCCAATAGTGTTTCAAGATGAAGTAAGTCAAGAAGGAGATTGGACATATTTTTATTATGAGGATATAATGCTTGCAATTAATAGCAGAGTTGATGTTGATGGTATAAGTGATAGTTTTATTGAAAATAGTGATGAGTTTGTAGACGGAATGTTAAAAGCTGCTACGGATTCTATGCTTATAGAAAAAAATAATATACAGATAAACACAGGTGATGCTATAAAAGTTAAGATGGAATATACAATAGATGGTGAAAGGTATCTTTGCGATTCTCTTAATTTTATGTATAATGGCTATTATTACAGTTTTGGACTTTTAAGAAGTGTTTATACGCCGTATGACTATTCAGAAGATTTCACAGATCTTACTAAATCGATAAGGGCTAATAGTGTTTTGGCAGATAAAGAAGAACAAACAAAGCAATCAACTAATGAAAACATAGTTTATGAGGATGAATACATAAGAGTGGAATATAACGGTGTTGAAAAAACGAGATATAGCGATGGCAGCTATGATATAATCGTCACAGTAGAGAACTTGACAGACCAAAGTATGACAGTGCAAGCAAGAGAAATGTCTATAAACGGTTACATGGTTGACCCAATTTATTCTTGTGACATTGCGGCTGGAAAGAAATCTAAGGAGGGAATGAGGATAAGTTCCGACAACGCAAAGGATTGTCCAATATCTGATATTGAAAATATTGAGACAAGATTTATTTGTTATGGTTCTGGATTTAATTCACTAGAAAAGACAGAACCTATTGTGTTATATCAGAAATAAACAGAAAGGAGCTGAAAAGCTCCTTTTTGTTTGCAAAAAATTTTAAAAAAAAGGGCTTGACTTGTTACATGTAACACTGTATAATGTAACTCGTAACAAGGAGGTGAGGAAAATAGCACCAGAAAGCAGAGCCGATTATATGAAAGAGCGACGCAAAAAGACAAGGAATTTTAGTGTTGAACTTGATAAGGAAAAGTTTGATAAGTTAGAGGAAAAACTTTCCGAAAAAGGCATTACTAAAAAGAAATGGCTTAATGATAAGGTCGATGAAGAAATCGGAGATTAAACAAAAGAAGCGGTTGCAAATGTTTTGACCGACATGCAACCACTTCACAAGCACAACTCCGCAGAGGAATTGATAAGCATATTCTATCATTCCCTTGCGGAGAAATCAAGAGGTTTTACACAGAAAGGAATGGTATGATATGGCAAGAATTAACTGGAGAGAAGAATTTGACAAGGTAGACGAGGAAAACATGAGACTGCTTTGCGAGTGCAGGAAGGAGCAGTTGAGAAAAATCATTATGCAGGTTGTCTTGGATTGCGATAACGAGAAACACTTAGACAATATCGCAATTTTCGCCGCCGCTACGAATGACATGAGCGTAGAGCGTGTCATGGGCGGCTATGAACTTACCTCAAAAGAAAAGGCAGGTGTTGCATAATGGAAGATAATAGAGCATTACTCCACAAGATGATTGACAGCATAACAAGTTGCGGAACACTTGAATACCTTGCAACTTTTGTGAGATTATTCTTAGAAAAGTGGGGTGACTGATATGGCAGAGCTTGTAAAGATTGAGGGAGCAGAGCTATCTATTAAGGAATACAATGGTGAAAGAGTAGTTACGCTTAGAGATATAGATTTGGTTCACCAGAAGAAGTCAGGGTCCAGTAAGAGAACTTTTGAAAGATATAAAAGTCACTTTATTTTAAATGAAGATTACTTTGAACTAACAAGGAAAGACTTAGGGGACAAGTTGTCCCCTAACGAAAAAATAGTTGGGAACCCTAATCTGAAAACATATCTTTTGACTGAAAGCGGGTATTTGATGGTTGTTAAAGGTTTTACCGATGACCTATCATGGCAAGTTCAGCGAAGCCTTGTCAACGCATACTTCAAGGCTAAGGCACAGCCGCAGACAGCGGTTGCGCCAGTGCAGGTTGAGGACACTAAGTACAACACAAGCAATACGCTGGTGCCTAAGGTCAAGAGTTGGTATATCCGCAACAGAAGCAACCTTGAATGGGTAGCATATAAGACGAATTGCAAGCTTTCATACGTTTGCCATAGGCTTTTAAAGCGCATAGGCGAAGAATACGACCTAGATGCGGCAAAGAAGATATACGAAGCGGAGACCGGACACGCACCGCAGTACCCACTTGATATTGTGGACTATTTTCCTCAATTATCGGCAATGGCTACATGGTGGTTGAATGACTTGATTAAAGTAATTGAGGAAGAAAATAAATGAACAGGCAGCACCCTAGAAATGGGGTGCTGTTTTTTGTAAGCAATTTTTAATGGGACAATTTGTCCCTTTTAAGCATTGCAAAGGTATGTACGTTAAACGTACTTTTAAAATGTATTGTTTGATGAAAGGAGCATAAGTGATGGAAAATTCAAGAATTGAAATCAAAACAGACGGAGCTTTTTCGCAGATATTTATTGACGGCAAGAAACTCAATGGTGTAAGGAACTATAAGTTAGAACATGTGGCAGGCGAAGCACCAACACTAACACTAGACCTCAACGCATTTGATTTAACCGTTGATGGGCAAATGCTATTGATGCAGAAGGGTGTCGGTGAGATTGATGTGAGTATAAAGGGGTAGCTGATAACTACTCCACAGTTTTAGCCCGAAATGCTTTCAGGAGCATTTGAAGCAATAGGACATTGAGGTAAATCACAATCATTGCCACAGCTGGTATAATCGCAACTTGCAATACCTTTGGCATACTCAAAGCGTTCAGTTGTTGAAGCGTTGATGTAATTAACTCTAATCGAATAGTCCTTGTTTTGGGTTGGGCAAAAACCATATACTCTTTTGTACATAATACACCTCCTCTCAACGGAGATTGTAACACGAAAAATAATTAAAATCCACTTTTACGATTTACTATACTAAAATCTGTATACATTTTGTCAACAAAGCGTAACCTAGATTAGATAAGAATAGTATAGATAAGATTAATATGTATATATATTATATATAAA